CCCAGACTCAAGATACCTGCCCTTCATGTATATCTTAACTTCCATCATAGGTATAAAGAAGGGGACTCTTGTACCATTTGGCATAGTAACATAATAGTCCTCGTGCAAACCCTTATACATAGGGGCTACAATATCGATAGTCGCTCTTGAGGACCCCGGGGGAGATACTGCCGCGCTAACATTTACTGAGGTTATCCCGCCCTTTACATCGATATCCTGAGTAGACTTAACTTCCATGGTGGACAAGATTCTTGATGTTAAAGCCCCATTTATTACCACAAAAGCATCAGGGGCTAACTTAAGAACATTCCTTCGATAACTAAACTCTTTAAGAGTGAATAATCCCGATCTAACTGTTGCCATTAGCGCCCAACCTTAGGAAGAGGGAATGGAATTGGCGACTCGCTTGGGTGCTTAGCTACTAATACCATAAAATCCTTTTTAAAAGGAGACCCAGCTCTCTCAGCGTCCTTGTGCAGCACATTCCACATATTATCTAATATCGGAGAGCACTGCGTTTCTGCACAATCTAAATAATTTGGATTGCTTCCAATTATGCGTACCCCAAAGTCACAATGTTGTGGATACTTTCCATTATCAGTTCCTTCTTTACCAATTATTGACCCTATCTCAACAGGATTACCTTTTACAAGGCTTATACTACTGGGGTCAAGGTGGAAGTACCGTACATAGATGGGAACGCCCTCCCACTCAGAGGTCACTATAATATAATTACACCCACCGTATGCAAAGTTAGGAGCAGTGACATAATTAACTATTCCCTTTGTTGCTGAGTACACCGTTGAGGTAGATGTCCTAAAATCTGCTTTAAACCCATGGCTTTCTTTATCTCTCCACCCACGAGTAATTCTGAAGGTGCCTTCCGCTATATTAGAGACACTTGCTTCCTCTTGCTTGCTAAAAAAATCTTCCTCTTCCCTATGTTCCATAACGGTGTACTCATAAGCTCTTGGACTCATTGGTGCTGGGAAATAGTTTTTGAGCTCATCTGCATCCAACCCTACAGTTTGTTCAAACCCTATATTAAAACCCTGCAAAGCTAGGTGGACGGCACCATCCTTATAGTTGTCATTCATTGATATATGCCCCTCTATATCTTGGAGGTCAGTACCAAAGCTTGACACTATAAATTCAAAACTATATTCCATTCTATAGGGACTAGCTGCATCATCATTAAGGGTAAATGTACTGAATGACCCAATATATGTTGACCCATCATACTCTATCTTTATACTGTCCATCACATTTATAACACGGCTTGTACCGTCTTTAAACATGGTGGGGTTAGAGGCACCATCTAGAAAATACCAGCCGTTATTTTTAAACAACCCCATAAGGTCTATCAAGTTTATAAAACTAGGAGACCTTCTTCTGTATAGGTTTGTCAACCCACCTCTATTACCTGTGTAGAAATAAAAACCAGAAGATATCCCTGAAGCAGTTAGTGTCGCTTGCTGGTTCCCCCATGCAGAGTTTACCCAACCCTTTCGAGAATATGCCCCACTAACGAGTTGCTGTTGACCTATAGATAAATCTTTTGGATTGATAAAGAGGGTCAGCTTAGTTATATCTAGATTAGACTTTGTATTGTATATCGATATAGAAAATTCCTTATAGTCACTTGGTACCTTTGCAGCGACCTTCCAGTTTACCATATCCTTATCAAGAGTATTATCTACTACTGTATTAAAAAATAAACCGCCACCTTGTCTGGCGTAAAGCTCTGACAACGTATTCCTGGTGTTAGTTAGTACTTTTGAACTTATCATACCCCAACCTTCCATATAGTTTTTTCTGATTTAAAAACGGCACTATAGAGAAGTTTAAAAGGGCTGCTTGAATCATCTGTAATGTCAAATGATTCAAAATACCCTATACAGGTAACATAATCAAAACTTATTCGAGTATATAACCGCTCTCTTATCATCCCTTGCCTTGGATGCTGATTTAAAAAAGAAGGATTCTGTAACAGATACCTATTTACCATAGCATAATCAAAAGAATCCTTACCACCGCCACGAGAGGTGGCCGCTGTGTACCCATTACCCTCTTGGTATAGATAGCCATTAGTTCTATAAATGTCAACTAATGCTTTAAGGAACTTATATGCTTCGGAATAATTCCTACTTAATGATGTCAAACCTGTGTAGTTATTGTTATCCAACCGTGCATTAAACGAATATGTTGATCCTGCAAAGTTTATAGTATCAAGTTCGTCTCCCCAGTGCTCCTCTACCCACCTAGTCATAGTATTATATCTATTTATTATCTTTGCAGAACTAATAACCAGGGAATTAGGGTTTGGAGTGAGTTTCAAGGCCTCAATCCTCGACCCGTCCTCAAATTCAATAAGGGAGGTTACCATATTAGAATCTACACAATCTATAATCATAGAGTTTTCATTCTGCACTCTTTTTACATACGGAGGGAATATCTCTAATACAGAAAATTTATTATCATAATCTTCATTTATCTTCCAGTTCTGAGTGGGACCGTATGCAGTAAGAACCGGTTCAGCGCCATTCTCCTCATAAGACTTACCCCGTGTAAGAGACGTGATATCTTTGAGAGTTGGTGTTATGTTTGATACTGTTATTTTTTCAGCAGCCATATTAAAAACTACCTTCTTTTCTGTTTATCAAAGTACATTCTCTCAAAAGCTTGTTCTATAGCCGGTCGTATGCTCCTCAAAAACTCATTTGGATCACCACTTACAGAACCTATGTTAATCTGCACTGGGATATTCGGAGCTTGAGAACCTATAGCCCCCTTTGAGCCTATACTCTTCATCATCTCAGATGCAGCAGTTCCAGCAAAGGCACCTAAATCACCCCCAACCCCTGCAGACATACTTTTAGCATTTACTACAACATCACCCTTACTTAGGAGAGCGTACCCCCCAGATGCCGCTTTATAGTCCTTATTCTGTTTCACATTCTCAGTTGGAGCTAATGCAGGGGCGGGTGACACTACCGGTTTGACCTCTATCTTTATGTCATCGACGTCTGTCAGCTTTTTAAGAGCTTTATTACCGTCTTTTGTAAGATCTAGGATTGCTTTATTATTAGCAGCGGCATCAGTCTTAGAAGCAGTCTCATTCTTTTTCTGTAGAAACGCTATCTTATCCTCATATTTAGCTTTAGTGTCATATACTTCCTTAGCATAATCCACAGAACTCTGAGCAAAATCAGTCTGCTGGAATATATTCTTACCAGCACTTGCTCTTTTCCAAGCTTCATTTTTCTCTATTTTTTTGTCTAATTTTTTACGTTTTGCAACAGAGTCTCCATCCGTACCCGTTATCTTATCGCGTTCTGTTTGTAAAAGTAATCCCCTGTTAACTTCTTTTTCAAACGATTTATAGTTTACATCCTTCTTAAAATCCTCTCTGCTCTTAACGCCTCCAGGAATGATCCCGGCGATCTTCTCTACAAATTTAAGAATAACACCAGCACTTTGTGCTGTAGAAACGGCTGCATTTACCAATAACTTTTGAGGGTCACTTTTAGCTACCAGGTACTTCATGTTCTCTGAAGCTATCCCAAGAAATTCTTCAATAGTGGTACTACTTTTTGCAATCTGAGTCATTCTTTTAGCTTGGTCTTCATCACTAGAATTTATAACAACTTGAGTAGGATTTAAATCAGCTGTGGCAAGATCTGATGAAGCATTCTTAGTTTTTTCATAACCGTCAACGAGTACCTTTGTAACTGTTGAGGGTAATTTAGAAAAATCATCTGCAATCTTACCCATATCTAAATGTATCCCACCTTTAGTGCCATAATCGGATAACTCATTCTTCAACTCTTTTATATCATAAGACCCTTTAGCGGAATACTTCTGTAAGATATCTGAAATACCTTTACGCTGCTTATCATCTAAGGTACTTACAGTGTCTTTCATGCTTAACGCCATGCTCTCTACTTGACCTTTGTACATCTTAGCGGTAGTCATAAAGGTCTGAGCTAAGTCTTCAGACATACCTGCAGTAGTCTTAAGATAAATACTTATCGCAGCTTGGTCCCCGGAAAAGATATCAAGTCCTGCGTCCTTCATCATTGTCTTAGAAAGGTTACCTAATAAAGGCATGATCTGATCCGAAACAGCCCCTAAAGAAGCTGCAGCATCTTGAAGTCTACCTTTTTTAGAATTCTCTAACCCCTCTTTATTTATTACTTGTAATCTCTTCAAGGCGGTTATTTGTTCCTCTTCAGCAGAGATAGCCGACTTAATACTATCTACTTCTTCAGAACTCTTCGCATTACCTAAGTCTTTTTTCTTACCTTCAAGTGTCTTCTGATGGTTCTCCAAATCTTTATTTACTTTTTCAAGACCCTTAGAAAAAACCTTAGTATATTCGTCAACACCACCTGTTAAGTTCATAAAGGCAACTCTAGTAGTAAGATCCATATTCGAGAATAAACCGGTCAATTCCTGCGTAGACTTAGCAGCATCCTTAAATCCCATACCACCCTGCTGCTGAAAATTTTTCAAGATACCAGACGCGGTAGTCAAAAATTTCCCATAATAACTTACAGCCTCTGCAGCAGCATATGTCGCTTGGTAAAACTTCTGAGACTGTATCCCGGCGATGGAGGCATCATAGGATAAGACTTTAAAACTTTCTGCAGCATCATCTACACTCGATTTTAAATCCACCATCTGTTCCCCGAGCATTGACCCAGCCTCTTCCATAGAGACACCAAAATCAAAGGACACCTTAGATGCCTTATCAATCATCCCACCGTACCCGCCCTGCACCTTACTAAGCACCCCTTGAAGACTCATACCTGACTCAGAGATACTCTGAAACATCCCTACAATATCTTCTGATTTTAAACCAAGTTTCATATTCCTTTGCATGTCGAATATGGAATTTGTAAATGCTGTCATTGCCTTATCTATATCCCCCATTGCCACAGTGGGGCCCTGAAGTTTTTTAAAGGTCTTATTAAAACTTTTTAAAAACTTATCAAGATCATTTACTACATTAGCCACAGCTGACACTGCTGAAATAAGGAGTCCTATCCACCCCAGCTTACCTAGAGAACCTAATGCAGTACCTAAATTCTTAAGCATATTAATAGGGCCCAAAGCCCCTTTACCTGTAGCAGCCATGACTTTATTTAACTTACCTAGCTCTTCTGAGGAGCCTTTATGTGATTTAACCGCGCCCATCTTTTCAGAAAAACCAGTCTTAGTACTAAAGATGGCTTTCAAATTTGCTATCTGATCACCCTTTAAACCTACAGCCTTCTTTGCCTCGGCTACATGAAGAGATCTACCAGCTTCCTTCCCGGCATTTTTACTAGCCTTTTTTTGATCAACCTCTCCTGCTGCTTTACCTGTCAACTCATCAACCATGGGGGACAACTTTCGAGGTAACTTTTTCTTAATGTCATCCCCCTTCATTGCATGCATGGACTCAACATCCCCAAGCTCTGCCTTCAACTCCTCAGCATTATCCTTATCCATCTTCCCACTCTGCACCTGTATATCAAGTTGCTTTTTCAATAGGGAAGTACGCTGCTTAGTGAGATTATTTAATTCCTCAAAAGAACTGAATTTTACTTTATCTAAATCAGCCAAATCTTTAAAGGTACTTTGTAATTTTTTTGCACTACCTTTAAAGGCGTTAACTTCATCAACAGCACCAGTTAATGTCTTTCGATACCCCTTAACGGCAGCATCACTGCCTGCTATTTCTTGTTGTAGTTTTTTTAACTGAATATTATTTTTTTTAATTTCTGCATTATTCTTCTTAGTATCTTTTGATAATGTCTTAGTAACGGCACTGAGAGCTTTTTTTGCCTTTACTTGAGCATTAAACTTTTTTACGGTTCTCTCCAAACCAACATAAGATGTCTTGATTACTTGCGTCAATTGCTCCTCTTTAGCCATATAGTCCTTTTGAGAGGTAGCAGCAGCGGACAAAGCATCGGTATACTTTCTCCTACTATTTACACTATACATAATAGTATTATTTAGACTTTTCTCAACTTCCAATTGATTCAGAGTAGCACGTTTTAAAGCCTCAATCTTCTTTATCTCATCATCGATTTCTCTTAAGTTAGCCATTTATAAGATCCTTTATCTCAGGCTGTATAATCTTGGTACTTATTTTCCGTAAAACCCGCTCTTTCATCCCAGTACCTTCTTTATCTTCCATAAAAGGGCTGTCAGGCCTTACTTGCTTCTTCTGTTCTAATGCCCTCTGTAATTCGAATTCAGATATCGGTTTAGAAGGCTCAAGGAGATCCAGATCTGCTGCTGCTATCTTTTCCCTGTACGCCTTCTGCCTATCGTCAACACTCTTTTTAATATTATCTGCTTTTTGCTTTTGATTCTCTAACCACTGGTCAATGTACAAGTCATGCTTATCTTTATCCCCAGTCATCTGCCTATAAAGCTCTTTTACAAGATCCTCACGGGAAGATAAAGGTGTAGTCCACATCTCTCTTTTTTTATTATTTTCATTGACTCTCTCTCTATCAACCCCATACTTGAATATTTCATCTCTAAGTTCTTTAAGCTCTTGCGTGTGTGTCTCATAATTTTTTGACAGCACCTTAGCACTCTTATAATTTGAGGCACTAACTACAAGGAGGGTTAAATTTAACTCCCTCCCATATTCCTGCTCCTCATCTAGCTTCTTATTTATATGTATCCAGCTCTCAACCACACTACTAATCCCAATAGCGTCTATACCCTTAAATCCTGTGTAGGTCGCTCTGTCATAAGGGTCCATTACCGACCACAGGTACCTTGACCTTGGTGAGTAACAAAATCCCTCCAGAAACTCTAAAGAGTCGATGTACGCCTGGTTTAATTCATTAAGAGCGTCAACTATTCTAAAAACCACTAATGCAGGAGATTTTTTATAAAATTTAACAATCTCTGCAAGGTTTTCATGTCGATACTCTATTAAATTGACCCCATCTATCGCTATGGTACAGTATGCTAAACTGAAAAAGTTTGTTTTACGTATATCCTTATCTGAACAAAAAAAACTCATCTGATGCATCTCTTTATCAGATATATCTTTTATTAATAGATCATGACCATTAATAGAAATTCTAACAGATAAAAACCCGTAGGTAATTATCCGTTCAATGTTCGAATAGGCGTCTTCTACTTTCATGATTTTAGCCCTGAGCTACTTCATCATCTTTTTCTTCAATTTTCGTGAAAACTATGGGAGACCCGTCAGGAGCACTCTCACCTTCTTCTTTAGCGGGCTCTTTAGATTCTACTTCGCTCTCTTTCTTATCCCGCTCTGCTTTTCTAGCCTCGGGGGTCTTAAACCATTTATACTCAACCTCGTTACTGAGCATTGTATCGATTTCATCCTTAAAATCAATGTACACCTCAAAAAGTTTTTCAATTATCTTAGGGGGAAGTTTTTTAAGGACTTCTCGGACGTATATCGATCTCTCCTTGGTCTCTATCTTCCCACCATTATCTATCTCGACAATTAATGGTATGATTTCCCCGGCTATCTTTGTTAGAGCATATGATAAGACCTGTAATTTTGTCCTCTCATAAAAGGATAGGGCATTATCCTCTTCCTCAGGAATAGTGTTTATTAATTGGTCTTGCTCATATGTAAGTAATGAGATACCAAACGTTGTACGACCAATTGTAACATCTTTGGTATAGGTATAATTTTCTTCCAAAGATTTAACTACATCAGATAATGACATGGCTGACTCCTTATATAAGATATATTTTTATTTACAAATAGAAAAAGATACAAGACGGGCTATACAGAAGAGGGAAGATATAAATCTTAAGATTTTATTTTATATGTATAGAAAAAAATGTAAGATATATTATGTTATTTATATGTAAAGTAAGTCTCCCTCTTGGAGACCCGACTCTTAAACTGCCAAACCACCACTGGGTTTACCAGTAGACGATGCTCCCGTAATAATATTACTTTCCGGATTTGCTATTCTTGATATAGCATTCATATTGAAATAGTCACCTGTTTCGATATAGTCTTCACTTGTGCTGGCAATGATATCTGTAACATTCACAGTAACATTCTCCTGTACAAGAGCTGCATCTGCAGCATACGAAACACCATAGTCAGAAATCCAGCAACCTTCAAAGTACGTAAGGATAGCGTCAAGCTCTCCATTAATACCACCAACGGTCATACCAGGGGCATCCCCACCCTTACCTAAGATAACCGCAGGAAGACGGCTAATAACAACTTCCTGTACAATATCAAAAGGCCATTTGTGGTGACGAAGCGATCTAACTATACCATCAATACCACCTTTATACCCAAAGACCTGAAAGATCATTGAGAGGTATTGGGCAGTACGGTTGATGCTTATAGTCATTGGCTCTGTAGCCCCAGGAACTAACTCAGCTACATGGTCTCCAAAACCGATACCACGAACAGGTTCAATGGTACGCGATTCAGAGGGGTCGAATGTAGAAAGGACCCCTATCTGAAAAGCGGTAGTTTGGTTTCCATCAGCCGGGATAGCGTAAATTTTATTTTTTGAACTTATGACCGAAGCGGTTTCGGGGGTTACCCCTAACCGATGGACATAAGTATCTCTATCTCTAGCTGCCATAATAATTACTCCTTATAGTTAATTAGAAAAAAGTTTACTGAGTTCAGAAGCTTCATCAGCACCGAGCTCAAACTCATCCATAGAAGCCGAAAGCTCAATACCCTCTATGATTGAAGAAACGGGCTCTCTCTGTTGATCCTCTTTCTTTTCTTCATCTTTTGAACTTTCTTCAGCAGCATCTTTAGACTTCTCAGCTTTTTCTAAGGTCTTAATAGCTTTTGCTTTATCCTTCTTAATCTTGTCTGCTTTGATGTCAGCGATACTGGCATCCTTCTCGACTTTACCATGAGACTTCTCAACGATACCAGAATCCAAAGAGGTAGAAACATCTGGTACTTGCTCAGGTTTCAGAGTTGAAGCTTTTTCAGGAATGCCTTTATGTTTACCATTAGGAACCTGGTTTGACTCAAGTTTCTTTCCTGTATCACAGCATACAGATTTTGTCATCCCGACTACATCACGAAGAAGATTGTCGACTACAGCTTTAGAAGCATCTTTACTCCAAAACATTCCTGCTGTTTTTTCAGAAGCTTCTACTGCCATTGGTATCCCCTCTTCTTTTTTAATTAATACTATTTTAGGCTCTGCACCAGGAAGCCCCTCAGGACCCCCGACTGGGATAACCCCAGAGTCCATAGGCCCCTTACCACACATACAGGCCTCTGCTTCTTCTGTGAAATCAGAAGATATAACTCCTGTAAACTTGTCGTCAGACATCTTATTTAAGACATAGGACATAGCCTTAAGATCCCGATTATACGGTGTGTGACTGGCAAAGACTTCTGAGAGACCTTCCAATCTTTTTGCTAATGCTATACGATCCATATCTAAATCTCCTTATGATAGTTTGTTTCTATTACAGTTTATGGTTAAAGACTCTGTCTCAAATTCAAGGTCACCACAATCCAGTTCAATGGAAAAACAGGACTATAGTAAGCTTCTACATCAAGAGTACTAGGATCTTGATCATTCTGCTTTACAGTGATCCCTGTAAAATTCACAATGAGCTCTTTCTGTTTTAGCGATTTGAAATAAGATCCCAAAGCATCTTTAACCTGTGATTGAATCTTAGGAAGATTCTTCACACCGATGAATCGATCAAGAACTCTTCGCACACCCTGCTGAACAAAGTGCTTAACCTCAACGATTCTAGGATCGCGTGTCAAAGCGGTAGAGGTGTCCGAAGTAAGATAAAAAAGGATCTTTATAAATGGTGATTGCTCCTCGAGAACAGTACACCCGGCATTAGCAACAAGAGCTGCGCTGACGCTATCCAATCTCCGATATAGTCTCTTAAATCCTACGATCGTAGAATTGGTAAGAGGAGTAGCAATATCTGAAACAGGAGAAACATCCCGACCAGCCACTGCTGCAGCGATAATAGAACCGTCGACAACATACTCTACTTCATTTCCGTATGCATCAACTATCCCAACGATAGCACCGTCTGGGTATATAGGAGTAAGCTTCTCGGTCTTGAGGTTCTGAACCATCTGAATCACTTGATCAGAGGTTGTCCCTATTGCAAAACCAATGATACTTGTTCTCTCACTCTTATAACGAATACTTGACTGTATTGCGTTTGAAGACTTAAGATAGCTGATAACCTCTGGATTCGTGGTTAGGGACTGCATTAAAGCAGGTCTCAATCCATTAGGAAGAGGTACATTAAATGCATCGATACCTTCTATGTAATCTTGAACAGAGGCATCAGTTCCACCGACAGTACGTTTAACCTGCTTCAGAGCCACAGCCTGAGTCCCGTTTAAGAAAGCCAAGTTTGCAGCCAAAGTAAGTTTGTTGTTGATGTCAAGAGGTCCAAAGTACCGAACTACATCTCTCATGTTCGTTAAGAACTTAGCGGTATAGTCTGTCTTCTCTTTGTCAAAAGTAACATAGTACAGATCCCCGTTTGCTGGTTCAACACCGCTCTTATTGAATGTGTCAATAATGACAGTATCATCAGTAGTGTCTACTGAACCACCGCTTGTAGTGGAAACTGTGAGGTTAACACCTGGGATAACTCTTACTATGCTTGACGAAACAGTGATATAAAGCTGCTGAGTAGAATCTGATACGGTAGGATCACCTATATCATATCTTACGATCGAACCTACACCAGGATTAAAAGCACCAGAATCATTTGAAAAGGTAACTCTGAAACCAGAAGTTGGGTCAATATAAGTTTTTCCTACATATCCAATATTCTTATTGTTGGCAGTTACAGACCCTGTTCTGCCCGGAAGAGTAAAGCCAGTACCATGAAAAGAGGTAACAGTGAAAGAACCATCACCATGAAAAGTACAAGCAACTCTTTCTACAGAACCCTTAAGCGGATTGACTTGGAAGTTTGGAGAACCTGCCCCAGCATAAATAGGGGTAACAGTTCCACTGATGTATCTGACTTCCATGGCATTACCGCTGACTCTTGATGATATAGTGTACTTACCTACACTCGCACCACCGGGAACCTTATTAGTAAGAGTCCACTTGTCATCAACAAGGTTATTCTCACGATACGTAACATAAACAATTTCTTGAAGAGCCTGTGATGGAGCTGCGGCAAGCGTAACTTGATTACCTTGAATCTTGGTTACAGGCACTGCACCGGCAGTATAAGCTGCTGCCCAGTTTGCCCCGACGTAGGCTAAAATATCAGAAGGATCTTCTGTAGAAACTCCAAGTCCCGAACCATCAACCGGAGTTGAAGGCAGAGAAAAGACTTTATTGCTATTTAGGTTGACTTGTTCCCCATTAGCATTAGTTTGAATAACTCCACCAATAGTAAGGGGGTTTACTGGAGAACCTACCCGACCATAAACAAAAGTATCTGTTAATGATTCAGACACGTTATCAACAAGAGCCACAGCCCCTGCAGTATACAAACCCTGTGCAATATGGGAAGACTGTCCCCAATGGATCTGATTAGAACCTGCAAGAACGCAATCTTCACCGATGGAATAGTCATTTGTATCTTGACTCAAACCAGCTTTAACCAGTGCGTCCACAACAGCAGCAGGAAGGATGTCAAAAGTATCCTGCCAAAGATTCGTGAAGTATGTAACAGTCAGCGTAGAACCTATAGCCGGTGCAGTTGCAAGTGTGAATACTGCATCAGAACCGTTAAGGTGCGTTACTGCAACCTCTGCCCCATTTACCTTAACCTGAAAGACTCTCACTTGACGTTCGTACTCATCGCCAAGAACGAGTGGATCCGGATTATAAAGAATAGTGGTTACACCATTAATGTCTGTATCAACAGCTGATCTTCCGCCATTGTCCCCCTTAACTATTCTTGAGTTGTGAACTTTAAAGTTGATTGAGGTCCCATCTACCTGAGTAGAAATAACTTCCTCTTCAACATAAGTATCACGACGTTTAAAATAGTAGTTAGCTCTTACTTCATCACCAACTTGTGGCAGCTGAACTAAGGTAACTTCCCCTGTTAAACCGTTTAAAGAGTTGACAGCAACATTCTGCCCATTAACTGTAACGATAACACTACTTGGTGAAGTAGCTACTTTACCGCTTCCATCACCTGTTACAACAGGTTTATTTTGAATTACGAAAGAATTCTCCATACCTGTTGAAAACTGGCTGCTAACATCTTCGTCAAGAATAAGGTTATCAGAAATCGCTGATGACCCTCTTACCATTTCAAAGTTGCCAACTCTAACCGTTTCCGCAGATACGCCAACAAAGGCTGGTATACGAATATCACCGGATGCTGTAACTCCAGCAGCCTCAGTGTTAGTCTTAACATATACACCAGGAAATACGAAACTTTCTAAAGGTCCCATAGCCATGTGTCGTTCCCCTTTTTATACCGTAAATATTTTTTCATTGATCTTATTTATATTTAAAAGAATCTATATGTGATTTAAGTATCTTATTTTTATGTATATATTAAAAGAGTATTATCGAACGACACCTTGACCAAGCTAACTTAACTCTCTGCTATAGAGCCCGATGAATCAAATTGTGGTATACCCTTCTTTACTCTTTCCGTTCTATGTTCCTGTAATGCCTCTGAAAACTCTTTTCTCACTGATCTTTCTTTATTATCCCCAAGATGCATTATCGGACTGTATTTGCCATCAGCATCTTTCGGAATGTTAAGCGCTTCTGGGGTCTTACCTTTCCATCTCTTCTGCTGGCGGGCTTCATATCTACCCTTCCACTTCGCATCATACCCCTCCCACCGCTTCTCTGACGCTTTACCTACTACCATATCAATTTCTTTATTGGTAGCGATAGTGTCTCTTCTTGAATCAAGTTCACTATGTACCCCAAAGGTAGAAGCTGGTTTGCGTATTGATAACTCCCCACAGAGCTTACACTTCTGATCCTTATCCCTATTGATATAGGAACTTAGCTCCTCAAACTCATGACCACACTTACCACACTTGTATTCATATAATGGCATAGAGACTCCTGTTCACATGTTATTTATTATCTAATAGTATTAACCGTATTAATAGATTATCAAAATTATCATCACTTCATGGGGGGCATCCTACTTACCTTAGATATTACATATACCTCGGGTAACCTATTCTTGGGTAGGAGACTTCAAAGGGAACACTGTTAGGTCTTATACGCAGCTCAAGTATTCTACCTTGATTAGTCAAGATATAATCCTTTGAGCTTACTACCTGGTATATCTTTGTATCAAAGTCCACTATCTCTGTAAGAAACGGAATAAACTTTTTCCACTCAGTCATTATCTGGAGAGTTATCCCGTGGTGATAGTACAAATCCCCTGTATTCTCATCATACGGTTCTTCAGATTCCCCAGAAGGATCCATTTCTTCTATTGTCAAACCCTCATCAATCAACAATAAACGCCTATTACCCCATATGTCTTCTATAAGGTGGTCTGTTAAATTCGCCAGCTGCTTCGGATCACGGGCTACCACATCAATCTCAAAGGACATCTTATAGTGACCACTATTCATATTAGCCACAGGTTCCCGCTGAGAATAAACAAGGACAACAGCCTTATCTCCCACAGTTACCTGGTTACTAAAAGAAAGGATAATCCCAGGGAGGGCTTCGTTTATATAGTGGAACTCACTGGGGATAGTAAATGGACCTAAAGTTTCCCCAACCCATCTATATGTGGCATAAAGAGTATTATTGGTCTCAAGCGGGCTTAGGAAAGTGATAAGCCCAGTTTGATCTATTGTATAGTCAGTGCCCTTTTCCAAATAAAATTTATTACTGAGACTTGTCTTCTTTGTATACAAAGTATCAAAATCACCATATAAGTTACCGTGAACTAATTGAGCTGTTAACTCAGTGCCGGTAGTCCTTGCTATAACTTTTTCATCTTTAATAATATAAAAAGGATCAATAACAAATTCTGTAGGAGTGACTATCTCGATGTAGTATCTCCCAGGGGGGGTTAAGTTACTATAGTAATAAGATACTGTGAGCTGACTTCCAACGGTCGGAGCCATAGACAGAGCAAAGGTACCCGAAGCCCCATCTAAAAACTCAGGGAAGACTGTTTGACCGTTTAGTAAAACGGAGATCTGCCTAAAGTTATCTGCAAGAACTGTGTTATTATACCCTGACAAGACATGCTTTTTTGATACAGTGAAAAATCTATTCGTACCGACAGACGAAGTCCCTGATATCTGAGATGATAAATCTTCATTCTTTTGATACCCGGTTAGATTATTAAAATCTTCCCAAACCCATTCAAGAAAATTTCCCTCAAAATTTTCAGCACGTGCTTTAATCGTGTGACTCTTCAAAACACCAGCGTGATCATCAGCAGATAGCTTTATTCTAGATGAAGAGGCATTCTTAAGGACCACCCCAATCATAGGGCGCTCTTTGTATGGAAACTTGTGGTAAACTTCTACCTTATCCCGAAATAGCTGATGCCTTTGAACAGAACCTGTCAATTCATCCATAATACGGGATTTTACGACTCTTAATAAATTATTTTCCATATTGTCTCTTTTACATTATTGATGTATCAGTGTAAAAGCTATTAATCGATTATTAAAAAAATAGGGGCTGGGAGAGACATTTCTCCCAGCCCCCTGCAGAAAACTGTTCTTTCGCAAACAGTTCTTTTTTAATTTATGTATTAGTCGTTCATTGCTGCAATGAGAAGTCCCTTAGCAACATCTGCTAAAGGGTCCGATGCCATACGTATTTCAGAAATATTAATTGGAAAACTATCCTGCTCTTTTTCAAATTCTTTTCTGAAAAATTCAAGGAAATTTTTAGCTTTTGTTGTCCCACCACTGATCACCCAGGGGATTTGATCGGGAAGCTCTATCTTGCCATTATCTTTTTTAAACTCTCTCTTTATACTGTCTATCACGTAATGTATAAGATTCTTGTAATAAACAATGATAGCTTCTCTTTCTCTTAGCTGTCTTGGGTCACCATCTGTTGGATCAAGGAGATTTACACCACGTTCCTTAATAGACATCAATCTGGTGGCGGTACTTCCTACAGCCTTTGCTGCAGATTGATCCACCCAATCACCACTTCTGCTTACACTAAAAGCCATACCGACCATGGTCTGAAAAACAAGAGCAGTATTTACCATACCAGCACCGAAAGAAGATGCAAGAGCGGTAAAGCCATCCATGCTGCAGTTTGAGTACACTATTGCTGCTGCCTCATTCATAGCAGTAGCCTTATACCCGAAAGACTCTACAATTTTTTTGAACATTGCCTCATGGTAAATCACATCCATATCTTTATCTATGGATTTTGCAGGAACAGAAAAAAAGACAGATTCATTTTCAAACTTAGGAGAACTGAGGATATTCTTTAAAAGAATTACAAGCATTCTTTCTGCATCATGCTCACCTGAAGATATTACACCCTGATTTAAAGGTCTTCGAACTTCTTTTTTTAGAAGATTTGCAACACTAAGAGCAGGTTCCCCTACTATGTAAATGTAATCTTTTTCCTGTACGTATGAAACACTGGACATTTTCAGCATATTGATAATTGATTGATCCGCTTCTACGTCTAAAAAAGCATCACGAATGGATTTAATTTCTACAGACGCATCTTCATCTTTAAGATCTTTTGTAGCACTTACCAAAAAGCAAGTACCTATGTCAAGTCCAACACTCATATATCCTCCTATATTTATTTAGATTTTAATCTCAATTCTTTAAGTTTCCTTAAAGAGTCAGCCACGTTATCTCCGGAATTTATCGTTCTTACTTCCAAGTTAATATGGGAATTTGCATCCTCTACTCGAATACTCGGAACATAAATTTCTTCTTCTCTTCTGTACGCATCTTCCTTGATTGCAGAAGAATTACTGCTGGAGCTATTAGTTCCAGACCTACTAATAATTCCTTCTAGCTTCTCTAGAATACCCTCACTACTGTTTACAGCTATTTTTGCCTCAATACCTTTTAAAGCGTCTTGGATAAAGGATAGCCCGGTAGTTGCTGAATTACTTTCTAATTTTTCCAGTCTGTCTAAAATAACTAATAAAGCGTCGTTACTTTTTGATGAAGATTGATCTCTCAAACTTTTTTCCAAAATCTTAATTCGCTCTAATAAAATATCTACTTTTTGATCTGGAACAGATTCCTCAGTGGGAATCTCAGGGAGCAGCTCACTCTCAGAGGATACTATAGGAGTAATAGGATCAAAAGACCGTGTTGTGTCTTCTGATTTTTTAAGAACTATTAAGGCCCTTCTCTCGATAGCACGTTTTAAATCAACAGAATTTTCATACTGAATATCAGTATAATCCTTCTGTTGTTTATAGTATATGCAATCGTTAAGATCCTTAAGTTCTACCTTTTTTGGAGAGTTACCTATAACATAGAACATATTTTATTATTTTATATAGATTTAAGTATAAAAACACACCAAATTACATACTGTATTTTGCAACAGATATCCAAAAAGCATCACCTGCATCTTTAGGTATCTTTTCAAACTTTGGAACATCTTTTTTTGGTATCTCGACATTCTCATTGTCTGAATTATCCTCAGTCCCATCTTCTGGAGCACCCTCAAGAGTATCCTCTGTAACGGTTTCTTCAGTAACTGGGTTCTCACCACTATTATCGGAATCACCCTCAGAAGGTGTTTCGCTCATTGGGTCTTCGCTCTCAGAAGGTTCGCTGTCTGGAGTACCGCTAATTGGGGACTCAATGTCAGATGTCTCACCGTCAGTTGGGGCATCATTACCCATATCAGGAGTTTCTTCCATAGCAGGTTCACCGTCAGTTGGGGCATCTTCAGGAGTATCTTCCCCATCAGGAGTACCATCATAATCGGCAATCTCTGTTGTATCACTTGGATCTTTACTAACATCTTCGCCAGTGTCAGGAGTATCCTGCTCAACAGATGGAGGAGTGTCATTCTCAGAATCAGGGGCGACGTTCTCAGAGTCAGGAGTGCCCTCTTCACCTTCTGGGGCAGGAACTTCACCAACAGGAGCATTTGAAGGCTCACCGTCGTTTACTTCACCCTGTTGATCTACTGGTTCAAAGATATCTGAACCGGTATCCTCTTCAGTATCTTCCGCTTCAACATAATACTTTTGGCTTGTCTCTGTGGGAACATATGCCATCTTACCACCACATGCTAAACATGCGACCCCATCATTTACACTAACATTGGCAACACGTTTAACGTTGTGGCCTTCACCGGCAACCTTGCGCTTTGCATTTATGTCAGATAGTGATGCTGTATGATTACATGAATCACACACAAAATAGGTATTTTCTGCAGCTTCCTTCTCAAGCTTATCAGCTATTTTAAATAAGGTTTCAGCAGCAAACTTTATATTAGATCCCATGAAAAAACTCCTTTGAGGCGAAAGAACTCCTGATATGTCTATATTCTAAATTAATAGATTATTACAATTAATATAGGATTGCTAACAAGGGTATTTTAAGCAAGTCCTTTAATCATCCAATTTCTATAAAAATTGGATATCTCTTTTTTACGTACTTTATGAACAATCATTATCAGATGATTTATTGCAAAATTATTATTAATCTCACTCTCAGAATAACGCAACACTATGGGGTATTTCGTATATAGTAATCTACTTTTATATTCATCAAGCTTCATACTTTTTATTGGGTCAGTGTATATGCACCTAGCCCCATGAAATGCTTCCCCATCACAGAGAATAACAAAGGTGCTACCATTAACCTTTAATTTTATATCTATTTCCAAAGGGATATACACACCAATATCCTCAGCCATTATTTTATTCCAAATATTTTATTTAATTACCCCCTCTTTAAAAGCTACCCTTATCATGTTTACAAAGTTCAGTTCTAATTTTGAAGGGGTTATTTTATACCTGAAATTTAAGAATTTATTTAGCTTATTATATAAAGCTTTTAGTTTATTAAGTCTGACTTTATTCCTGTAGTATTCTTCACCCTTTTCCCTTGAAATATACTCTTTGATGTACTGCTGAGAAACGTTGAATTCTTTCATTAGGCTGGTAATCAGCACATCTTTATCGCTCTCTATAATTGACTTGAATCTGGCATTAATATCCGCAGTTAATTTCTTTTCTTCTTCATTTCTTTTACTAGCTCTTTCTTCTTTGTTCTTTTCATTTCTATTAGTATCAAATAATTTCTGATTATCTTTAGCTACATTAGAACAATCTTCACATAAGGGCTTAGTATTGAACTTAGAGTAATACCCTACTACTTCTTTTTTACACCAAGAGCACTGTATCGCTTTTTTAACTTTAGCTATAATTTTTATTTTTTGTGCATTTTTACAAATTGAACATAGTACTTTATCCTTATTTCTATTATCTAACTTTCTACCACAGCTTATACATTTTTTAGGGACTATATTAGACAAAAAGTACTTTACGTGTTCTTCATCCTTAGCATTTCTAAAATGATTAGCAATCCCATGCTTAGTGAAAAAATCTTTAGAACATATTTTACATTTTTCCATAATACTAATACATTATCGATTCGAATGTAACGGTACGGCCCTTCAATTGGTACTGTTCCGGTATCTCCGGTTTCCCTGTTATCGTTGGACTAGCATCTGAAGGCTTACTTGTACGATAAGCATTCCATGCTGCTGGAACACTTAACCCACCATCTACCGAGACCGTATATCTCGGATCCTTTCTATCCAGTGGTGCCAACATAAAATGCTGCTGGTATATCGCCCCACGAGATCCTTGAGGATTAACATGCGCGATAGATAGTCGGTCGTTATTCTGACGAATCACAAAATCTCGATCATTAAGTAGCGGATAGGGCCCAGTCCACGTTTGCCAATCATACGAAATATGAAGACCCATATCCATCAGCTGAACTGTTTTTTCAGTTTCAGGAGGAGCAATAATTATATCATAAGGCCCCTCATACCCACCTATGTAGCCTGTGCCGAAGCATAATTTACAGTCATTCTGCGCACTACGGTACTGCTCATCCCAACAAGGACAGCGCTCACCAGCCCATTTTCTTATAAAGAGCTTTACGCGTTCCCCACCTTGTTCCAGTATCCACCTATTACGTCGAATACTCTCCGCCCATATCCAATCTACTTTTTCCATGTCATAAAGGCTAACTGCACTAACTTCGGTAAGAGGAGTCTCAATCATTTCATCATTAGATTTTTGAACAGCTACGGTAGTACACTTATAATAAATTTTCCTATTTGCATCCAATTGGATATTGTTATTGATATAAGTATACGAGACTCTTATCTCACCCCCACTACTTAAAATGGGGAGCACTGGCGGATCAAGTCTGTTAAACTGGTTATTATATGTTTGTTTGTTTATTAAGAAGATCTCACCAGTCTCACCCCTTACCTTAAATGCGGGGACTGTTTTAAAGGCTTCCAGAGACGTCGGACGAATATCAACCTTTACATGTTTAGGGTGATTCGCTATTTCTCCATTTGTACCTGTAATGACCAGCGGTTTATTATATGTATGAACAACCCAATCACCGTTTGCATTAGTACCGGCTAATAACCTTCCACCGGCTACCGGGTCTTCCTGATCTTCCCATACTTCCCTGGTCTCATCCCTGTAATAAAGGGCACCTATTGGAACAGTATTTAACTTAGTGTATGGGCCTTCAGGAGTATCGTACGCTCTATAAATATTTATACCTAAGACATTATAACCATTGTGTTCTATGTACTCTGCAGTAGAATCCCACCTTATATCAATTACACCAATAAGGTACGGGCTTGTGACATTTACATTTTTAGGACCTAAAGGAAGAGTAAGGGGTTTGTCACTATTCCATCTATAAGGCAGCTTAAAATCAGGCTTGCCATAATTATCGGTAAAATTCTGCGGATTAGTCATTTATATTTCCCTTACAATTGTATCCCAGTAGCGCCTGTTATAGCAAAAGGTTTTTTTAATGTTACTACCTTGCTAATACCTGTAGCACCAACTAATGAATCTGAAAAAACATTTATATTTAAAATTTTATCTATACCAAAGCCTGTATTAGTAGCTTGCATAACCCAGTTCGACAGATCCCCCGTTGAAAAAACATGGCTATAAGTCCCACGAAGGTATTTTCCATCAACAGAGATACTGAACTGGTTTCCCTTTATTATAAAATTTACCTTTAAGTCAGAGAATACTTCATCAAGGGTGTGCGTACCAAGGACTACTTGGCTACTTACTTCATAGGTAACTCCGCCAGTATGGTACCCGTATGTTACCGCCATAAGTGCTCTGTTTATTTTTACATAGGCGCTATTATCATTATTTAATATTTTTATTACTAGGTTATCTGACTTGACAGTAATGAACAATTTAGCATCTATTCCGGAACTAAAATTAAACAACCCCATGACATTAGCAGGTGCCAAGAGACTGATACCATTCTTAGTAATCAGATAATCCCCTACCCCGGTCCAGGACCCATCTCTACCATTGCTATACAGAACACCATTAAGATCGATGTCTGAGTACTTCTCAACACCTATAAGGTGTGCTCCGGTGACTCCCCCAAAAGAAGGGTAGTATCCTGGTTCTACTAGGACATACTTGTTATTATCTTGAAGAGCCCTCCCAACCGTGCGGTAAGGGGATTCAAGAGTCCCTGTCCATGAGTCGTTACCATCTGGAGATATATATGTTAACCCTGTCTCAAACGTTGAGTGCGAGGGGTAAAATATAGCGGCATCATTTTTACTTTGGTTACCAACAATAATGGTACTATCACTCGAAATTATATTTTTTGTTCTGAATCTACTATAGCTTGACCCGCTATCGGGTATCTCATACAAACCAGTCTCACCGTTTTGAAAAGGAACAAAATTTGTAGAGATAAATAAGTCATTTGCCCCAGCTCTCTGATACCCTCTATCTGGAGAAGCATACGGACCTGTCTCAGTTCCTGGATATGAAACATCATACCCAAATTCTGACACATAATTTCCCATAGCAGTCTCTTGGGAATTAAATTCAAAAGCACCTATATCCCCCGTGACTCCCTGTATCCCTGTAGCACCCCTATGAAACAAATCAAAATCTATGTCACGATCGAAGGGGGTAACTTGACTTCTAGTGCCAGTATAAGCCGCAGTATAAGTTCCATCACCCTTTACTATGCCCATCTCACCATAGATATCATTCCACCGGTCTGAGTCACCTTTACCAATATTAGGGGAAGAAGCTTTTAATCTAAAGTTATTATTGCTAGGGTCCTCATACATTGCTGTTGAACCAATATTATCCATGCCGGTATCGCCCGTTGGAATAGCACCGCTCCACCAGACATCTACATTATCAAAATTATTATTTCTTATTTTTACAGGAGTGTTTAAATAAATTCCAGGATTTATTGGAAATCCGACTTTACCTGAAATGCTATTTGAATCTACTCTGCTATTTTTATCACCGATGTTTTGTAATCGGATTGCGTCTCCAGATTCAACATCCCCAGCCTCTGAGTACATTATCCTAACGACGTCCCCAACAACAAATTCACGCTCTAAACGAAGGCCTTGCCAGGATACCATAGACCCTGAGAACAGTACTGTGTAATCCGCCCCATAATTAAACGAGGGACCATCTACCACGTTGAATGCAACATCATACAGACCACCACCGGAGATAGACGCAAAGCCGGGGAGCTGCACCCTCATATAGAGGATATCAAAATCGTTTAAAGTCTTATATATTATCCTAAGATTTCTATCAGGATTAGCTACCTGAGGTAAATCAAGAGCACCGTACACCGTATTCTTCCAGATATCCAACCGCTCTACAGTATTTACATCAATTGATCTTTGACCATTTGAAAAGAGGTTAGAACTTACGCACACTTCTTTTGCAGAAGATATTCTTATCGCCGATTTATAATCATTGAAAGAATTTCTATGCAGAGCTACATAATTTACAGAGTCTATCGCTACAGGGGTATCTACACTGTTAAACTTACATTCACGAACAATTAATGACCCTACACCTAAATTAGACGCGGAAAGACCTTTTGGTATGCTATTAAACGTCAGACCCTCAAAGAGGCCTTGAGCACCTGAGAGGGTTAAGCTGCCCACAACTGGTGAAGAACCGTAAGCAGCTTTAACTGTTATGTTCTTTGATATAGATAAATCACCATATGAGGACCCACTACCAGTTTGTATAACAATAATCCCACCCTCATAAACCTTCGACAGGGCATAGGGTAGGGTTCTTACCGGTGAAACGAGTCCACCGGTATTTAAATCAGAACCATACAATGAGTCAACAAATACAGTGTACATCATAAATTTTAATTTCTACTTTGTGTATAACCAGCTTGGTTTTGAAGATATCCCGATGATACCACCACCGCCACCACCTCTTACTGTTGTGACAGGCTTACCCTCAGCCGAGCCATCTGTAAGATTTATTCCAGAGCTATTATCTACTCTGTCCCCAAGAGGATTACCAAACTTTGTATCTGGAGACACCCCACTACCACCCGATAAGTTGCTGCTCGATGGTATCCCGTAAACGGGCTTTCCAGCGGTATCTAATGTTTGTTCTGCCATTTACTACTCCTTACAAAATAAAATTTTACAATTCTGTGGTTCGAGGGACAAAGATCCCTTTTTCGTTTTGCATAATCTCATTTAGCCACTGTTGATGTAAGACCAACCCAGAGGAATACCTCCACCTGTACATCATGACCTCCTGCCAATCCCTGTACAGGTACGGGACCCAGACATTACCCCCACCCAACCTTGGAAATCTCGACCAAGCTATCGAGTAAAGCATACCATCTGTGTTAACACCATCTTCAGGTGGGCACTCTATACCGTCTATATAATAGTGTACTTGCCCCTCACCGGTGCAAACATACGAGATCATGTGCCATTTTTTATCATCTAACGAAACACCTGTATACTGCTCAATAGGCTTAGACTCTGAGTTTGAAAACTGCAATTTATAGTCAGAATCTTTGTACCGTTTAATTTCAAATCTCATAGCCCTGTCAGATTCAACAACACCACTCATATCAGATACTGCCAATAAAACCATAGGGTATTCATCAGGTATCTGGATATTAGAAATCCAACCAATACAAGTAAATGGCGTAGATTTCTTAATATGCATCGGAGCTACATTTATATAATTACTTTTTACAAGAGATACTTCAGGCATAATATTCCTTAAAACTGTCTGTTGACTTAGTAATTATAAACTACTCTCAAGTACAGTACTCCTGTTACCCCGTGAGCAGTGCTATTAAGTACGTTTTTGATGTCTGAGTTTACAAGATTAAAACACACAAGTGCTGTCGTACCTGCTGCATTCGCGTGTGTCACACCAAAATCAATACCATATCGCTGCGCAGGACCATCGGTGGGATCTACCGCGATATCATACGCCCCATTTGGACCTGTAGTAGGGGCAGACCTTAACAGCTTAAGATCATTGGAACCTGGACCAACCATCCCCGTCAAACCAAAATATTCTACTTCTATTGACATAGTATTCCTGCGTTATATTTTTAAGAGATTAAGACCAACCACCAGCCCCACCGCTTGCAAAGTTTCTTCGAGACTGAACCCCGGGTCGAGAGTATGGGCCCAAAGCACTGCTGATACCTACCCCGTATCTTGGTTGTTTCAATCCGATAGCTATTTTTATTGATCTTTTTGCCTGATCAAGAACCTTATCGTATTCATTTTCGAAAGAATCTTTCATAGATTGGTACTTTGAGGACTTCTCTAAATTTAAAGAAACACCGCTTATACTATAATCGTACTCATCTACTATCCAGTTAAGTGCAAGAGCACCGCAAGCTATTGAAGCTGCCTTCAAGAGCAGAACGGATCTCCACCTATCAGGTGTCTGGTTAAGAACTATGCCAGTTACTGGCGGTGCAGTATTAAAAAAGTCCACAGACATAAGCAAGTACTCATATAATTCGTAATCTTCCCAGATAAACCCGAAAACCTGCGCCTGTGCTTGTATAAATTTCTCACTTGACGGTGGGCGAAATCTATAATTCCTATCCGGATTATTATCTCTAAGAATGATTCGTAATCTTCTTATAAGGGCCTGCTCTGAGCTTACGCTTGTGATATCGGTCTTTACATCTTTAGCAACTATATTAAATTCTTGTACAACCTGTATGAGAGGAGAACCCGATTCTTCTCTAAAGTTCCAGCGAACAATCCAATCCCCTATATTAGAATCCAAGGGCATGGTAGTACTGACATAATACTGACCTACACCCATAGACGCGGGTATCTGGTCTGGAGCCCCTATAAGGACTTCCACACCTGAAGTATAATCAAATAGTGAGTATCGAATGTAGTATGGATCAGATAAATTCCCAATACTATCTCGTATCAATATCTTCAGATCTTCTTTATTAAGCGTTTGACCAGGGTAGTATGCTACAGACATCTTATATTCCTCGATCGATATTATTTAAATAACGATTCACCACATTTTTGACAGTATCTACTTTAAGAAATGAAAACTTCTTAAATTGCTCCTGAACAGCCGGGATAGTCTGCCCTGAGGCATCCTTCAAAAATTTGCCGTTCTCAGATCTTATAGCAGAAGCAATTCTGACCATATCTTTAAAAAGAGGGGTCTTCTTAATTTGCATATAACATTTCTCCCTATAGTATTATTATATAATATTTTTATTAATGCATTATTAATTCCAAGGAGTATAAAGGAGGGCCCTTCAGAATAGAGGCTATAAAATCGATTAACTTAAAATCATGGAAGCAGAGATATCAGAATGATTTTCCATAGTCTGCTTAGATTGATGGACCCCGTCTGACGTGACAGAGAACTGTACTGAAGTCATTTGGACCAAAGAAGTTTCAGAAGTTTTACAATACCAGCGTATTTCATAGATACCAGTCTCCCAGTCCCCCTCAATAATAAAATTAGGTGTTACTTTACCTGTAGCTATAACCTGCGGGAGTCTGTTTCGAGAACCTATGGGCACAAATAAGCCGGTACTTGGTTGTATGAACCCTACATCATACCTTACCCAGAAAGGGGTACAAGGAAAAGTTACCCCAGGCTGTGCGCTATAACTTCTAGCGTAAATATTAAAAACGAGGTCATTTTGTCCTACGCGATAATCTTGAGTAAAACTTTCCATAAATTCTCCTCAAATAAAAAGGCTGATCTATTAAAAATCAGCCTTATCAATCTTGTATATGGTTTACGATATTATTCCTCGTTATCATCTTCTTTGTCAGATTCCTCTATCTCAAGGACAAGCTCAACAGTAAACTTTATGGTTTTCTTGCCCTCATCAATATCGGGCATGTAATCTACCTGGTCTTCCCAAATGTAGTCATCAAAATCCTGATTCAAATCAGAAATATCGATACCGGAGTATTGATCTTTCAAAAAGTCAACAAGCTTAGGATTTATCATTTTTTTAAGATCAGCCTCATGATCGTCAACCCAATCCTGAAGCATCCTATTAATGACCCTATAGCTATCCGGAGGAACACCCTCATAAGTTAAACATATATTAGCCCATACCTCTATGTTAGCTGAGAATTCCTCATCATTATTTTCTACTGAGTTTTCTTCATCAATGTCTATCTTATCAAAATCTATAAAAGAAGATTCCTTCAGCTTAAAATTTTCAGCAGCCTTCTTAGACATAAATTCAACAATAGAAGCTCTCATTTTTAAAACCCATGCTTAAGATTAGTGAAGTTCTCTGCATTTATACCGGTCACGCCCATATCCCATTTTACGGGTTGGAGTGTACCTACACCTGTGATGCCACCTGTTTCTGGAATTATCTTATCGATATTCATGTAGACATTTATATCATACGGACCCATTGCAGGAGATATCGTTCTCATTTTACCTTGATAGACATCCATAATAAATACTACCCTCTTTTTAGATCGTTCCCAATTATACTGGCACAAAGTGACTTTAAGGACTTCACGTTATCAGCGTATGTCAGCGCGTCAACAGGGCACTGCCTCAAAAAATAAGCTGATTTAAGTTTCTCCACCACATCGGTTTCTTCAAAATAAAAATAAACCTTTTTTTGGTCCTTAGTGGTGTTTTTTATTTTACATCCTGAAGTAGCAAATAAAGCGGCAAGATAGAGGTCACAAGTCTTATACCCTTCACGAGTATAAATCAAATCCCCATGTATGTTATCATTCATTTTTAGGTAACCCTCAAAATTTTTATACTAAATCTTATTTCAATTTAAAATTAAAGTCGCCGGGACCGTTATAGTCCCGGCGACACTGTCTTCAATAAGTAACCCTTAGCTCTTACGCATTACCGTAATAGTAACCTGTTGACCCAGCAGCACCTGTTGAATACTTATCATTGGAAAGCTTATCCATGTAAGTATCGGTGAATCTTGAAGTACCGGTGTCGCCAATATCCTGACGTGGAACTTCATCAGCTGAAGTGTAACTACCTTCAGTAAGAACGAGCGGGGCACCATTACGTGCAGAAAAGGTAGCATTGCTGCTTGTTGTAGAGAAATACTTCAATACACCTTTTGCCATACTGAAAAGAACGTTGTCAGTAATTTGGAGAACTTTTGTCTCTCCCCACATAATATATTCATCTTGACCGCAATTGAAATTGCCTTCTTGTGCGCCACCAAGCTGACTTCTTTTATCTACGTCAGTAAAGTAAATCTTACCAACGTTTGTACCAAGGTACGCTACCCTAAGTGTATTAGCCATAAAAAGCCTCCCTTAAATTAAACCATACTGTTTGTATATAAAACCTTTTCAGGTATCTTCATTAAAGACCCCGTATTAAGAGATTATTAACTATCGTAATTATCTATTAATAATCTATTCAGAGACATGAGTACAACCTACACACCTATTTACAGGGGAGATACATGGATAGAGTAAATTTTCACCTTACTGAGGGTGAGATACACGGATTGAAGGTCATATCTGACTTGACTGGGGTACCACGTGCCGAAATAATAAGACGCGCGGTCGACGATTATATCAATCGAAAAAAGTTTGAAGGTTTTACAGGACTTGAGAATATCAAAGAGGTGTACGCATGAAAACCTCAAACTACTTGCTTGGTTTAAATATTATTTGCGGTCCTGATGATAAAGATGTTTTGGACAGGTGTTTAAAAAGTTGTCAGGGAGGCTTATTTGATGAGATTGTAGTAACCCTTGCTATGGGTAATGAAGACCCAGAGATAAAGGCTTTAGCTGAGAGTTACGGGGCTAAAACATTTTTCTTCAAGTGGATCTCTGATTTCGGTGCTGCCAGAAACTTTTCTTTTAGTAAGAACACTTCCAAATACATTATGTGGCTGGATTCTGATGATATCATAAAACCTTCGGAATATAAAAAGCTCTTGGACCTTAAACCAAAGATTAATACCTGGGACATTGTCGTTCTTAACTACGTTTATAGTCATGATGAAAATGATGCCCCCGTATTAACACTTCCCAGAGAACGTATCGTAAAGAACTGTGCGCATATAAAGTGGCATGACCCTATCCACGAGTACATGAATCTTGATGTCCCACAGAATAAATTGCACCGTGAGAATATAAACATTGACCACTACAGAATCAGGATGCACAACCCCGCCCGTAATATTGAGGCACTTAAAAAAGTCTATGATGCAGGCGGATGCTCTGAAAGAATTAAATTCTATTACGGTAAAGAGTTGTCTGATTTCGGTATGTGGGAAAAAGCAATCGAGGTACTTGAGCCTTATATAAAAAAGGGTGCTGACTTTGCAGATAACCTTACAACAGCTTGCATCCGTTTATCCAAGTACTATTTTGATAAATCGGATTTCACTTCCGCAAAGACGTACGCTTTAGAAGGTATCCGTTTTAATAGCATCTATGCTGAAAACTATGTCGTACTAGGGAACATCTTTGAATATGAAAAAGATTTTGACACTGCTGCTGCTTATTATTTGGAAGCGCTTAATAAGACGCTAGATGGTGGTATGTCTCAGATAGTTGACTATTACGGTTTCATTCCTGCAGCTAAATTAGCCCTACTGTACTATACGAAAAAAGAGTATGACAAGGGTATAAAGTTTTGCAACTTAGCTCTCAAACATAAGCCAGGTAACGAACAGATGGTTGCATTACAGAAGGTGATAGACAACGAGGTAGCGAGACTATCAAAAGGAGCTCTGCTGCAGACACCGGATATCGAAAATTTGAAAGATTTTTTATCAAAATGTTCTTTCACTATGGATATAAAAAATAATAATCTTGAATTCTGCGACATTCGTTTAAAGAAGATCGTGAATTTAAAGGTATCCTGGTTTATCCCCACATTAAATCTCAATGACCCCGGTGTCAGGATAAGAAGAAGTAATATCTGCTGTGAAATGCAAAAGATGGGGATAGAAAGTTCTATCATAACTAATTACTATGGAATAAATCCCTATGAAATTAGAAACATGGTGGGAGACTCTTCTGTAGCAATCTTTACACAAATGAGTAAAGATGACTTAGAGATCATGAAGCACATTAATGCTTCAGGTATAAAATGCGTCTTTGATCATTGTGAGGCTATTTTCAACTACCCCTTTCAGCGTGATTGTATGAATGAAGCAGATCTCATTACATGCTGTTCAACGAAGCTTATGGAGCTTACAAACGAACAGGGGTATACGCGTGCAGTAGTGCTTAAGGACGCTGTAGAAAAAACAGAAACCAATACCATTTACAGTGATAGGTATCCAAAACCCAAAGCTGTTTACATGGGCATGGGGGGCAACTCCTGGCTGGTTAATGATTGGTTAAAGGACACAATTGAGGAAGCTGGCTACGAATTAGTCACCATAACAGAATGGGACAATGCGACTAAACGTTGGAACCCAGAAACATGGGCAGAAGACATGCTAGAGTGTGACGTAGTACTCTGTCCTCAAAGAGTTGATGTCCAACCGGCAAAGAGCTCTGTAAAAGCAACTACTGCTATGGCACTCGGCTTACCTGTATTATGCTCCCCTCTTCAAGCCTATAAAGAGGTTGTAGTCTCTGGTGAGAACGGGTTTATCTGCGAGACAAAAGAAGAGTGGAAAGAAGCACTTATTAAATTGAAGGATAGCAATTTAAGAAGAATAATAGGTGAAGCTGGTAGAAAGTCAGTGGGGGAATACAGCTTAAGAGCTATTACAACACAGTGGCAGGAGAATCTTACTAAGCTAATTAATAATCAATTTGCTTTCCCAGAGCCTCCTGAGGTAGTTGATACAAAAGTTAGATCATTAGTTGATATTATTATCGCCAGCTATAATAACGTTGACTACTTGAAAATGTGTGTATCATCCATCCTTATGAATACCCTACACCCATTTCATATTATCATCTCAGATGGTGGGAGCGATAAAGAGACTTGGGAATATCTGTCAGCATTGAAGGGGATTACCGTTGTAGGCGACCCGGGGAAAAGGATGTCTTTTTCTGAAACATGTAATGCCGGTATACTTGCTTCGAACACTAAGTATTTTGTGATCCTGAATTCTGACGTCATAGTTTCAAAATGCTGGCTTACTAGCCTGGTACACAAAATGGAAACTGTAGATCGTTTAGCTTCTTGCGGTGTGCTTAGTAATTGTGATAGAGGCTGGCTGCATGATGCCCCGAATAAGCCTTCATACCCTATGCTCCTGGAGAAATCTAAGATAGATCTTCACCCCGCTATGAAGATCAACGAGATTAAACCACATGTAGAAGAACTTTATAAGTTTATGGAGGACTCTAATAAACAGCATAAGGGTGTCTTTGTGAAACAAGAATGGGTCGCAGCTTATGCCACTATCTTTGCACGTTGTGCCATAAATGAGGTAGGCCTTTTTGACCCCCTTTATAAGAATGGGTGTGAGGATCTTGACCTTATAGCACGGTTATCAAAGTTTGGGTATGCGACAGGACAGGCTATTGATTCTTTTATATTCCACTTCGGCGGGATAAGTCGCATGGCATACCAGGATGAGAATCGAGAGTCCTATAACGAAGAAGACCGTGCAAACCATTTAAAGTACAAAAATAAGTGGGAAAAGCGTAGGGTAGTCATCTGGACAGGCCCCGCATGGGAGCCGTGGAATAAAGCCAAGGTAGATGAAGGTATGGCAGGTTCTGAGACCTGGGCGTCATATCTAGCACGGGAGTTTGTCAAAAAAGGTTTTCAGACAACGATCTACAATGACCTACTTATTGAAGATAAAAATGGGACCCTCCTTGACCCCGTTATGAATGAAGTAGGGGAAAAAATCGGGGATGTCATTTATCGAGACCATAAAAATCTTCAGTCTGATGTAGAATATGGAATAGTCGACTATTTCATATCTTCCCGTTCTGTCGATCCTTTGAAAATGAATATCCATTCTTTGAGAAACTTTGTAATGATCCACGATGTCTGGTTATCACATGATAAGAAATTTGACATTATGACCTGGCGAGTAGATAAGTACGCCTATTTGTCTGAGTGGCACAAAGAGTTCTTAATGCAGCATCACGGTCTTATAAGCGATAAGATGTTCCTCACTGCAAATGGTCAGGATTTCGAACTTTATGCTGATGTAGATCGCTATGAAAAAAAGAATCAAGCAGTATACTCCTCAAGCCCAGATAGAGGGCTGTATCAACTTTTAAAGATGATGCCTTTGATTAGGAAAGAAGTACCAGACTTTGAACTAATCGTAGCATACGGGTTTTATAACTGGGAGACCATGGCACGTTCCCGTAATGATCTTGAAGGTCTAAGATTTATTGCGGAAATAAAAAGTCTTATGGAGCAGCCCGGGGTAAAATACGTTGGCAGAGTCAGCAAGAAAGAATTAGCTGAGTACGAAAAAGAATCTAAGGTATGGTTATACCCAACTTGGTTCTCTGAGACTTTCTGCATAACCGCCTGCGCAGCTGGGTTAGCTAAATGCGCTATTGTCGGTACTGACTTTGCTGGACTACAAACTACTGTAGGGTCTTCTGGTGTGCTTCTACCTCCTGATGGACTAAGTAGAAATGGTGAGTATCCTCAGCAGTATATTGACAGTTTTGTTAAAGAGGCTGTAACAATGCTTTCTGATAAACAGTACCGACTTGAGTGGTCTGAAAAAGCATATAACAAAATGAAGATGTACAGTTGGGATAATATAGCTAGAGGTTGGATGAAGGAATTTGGTATAAAGTAACCTTAATTTGTATAGGTAAGGACTTCTAACTTACCTATACAAAATTTTATTAAACACTGCAGATACTATATGGCAGCTTCTTTAGCAGCTTTCCACTTTCGGTCATCGATACCAGATACTTTTGAGGTATTATTTTCTTTTGCAATATGTGTATCAAAAGAAGAAGTACTCATACCCGCCTCAGAAGCTAACTTCTTAGCATCAGACCAGGTCCCTGTTTCTACTCCAGCAACGTTTGGCTGTAACTTAGGGCCTGAACCGTACCTCTCAATTTGACGCATTTCAAGCTCTGAGTTCTGCTTTCTTTTGTCCCGACTTATCTTATAAGTCTGTGCTTCAGTCCACTGTTTGAAAAGAAAACCACCATTAAAATTGCGGGAAATGAGTCGTTCCATCTTATCAGAAGACTTACAGTTGGAACACTGGATCTCAGGGTCTTCTTTGATAGAATGAACAACCTCATCAATAAAGCCACAAGAATTGCATTTGTAATCGTACGTAGGCATAACTAACTCCTATTTAATTTTATAATAGATTTAATTTTAATTTGAAAGATTCATGTCGATTTATAAAGATGAATCCGTTTTCTCTTACTGACGGAAGGTATTTCAAATAAGCGGTTCTAAACATTCCTATACCTTGGTGCACATAGTCAAAGACCACTTCGTTAGGAAATGCCAGCACAAACTTTTTCATTAAGCCTGGATTTGCGTAGATAAGCCCAACTACATCGTCTTGAAACTCAATGTAGTGAAAAGCGCACTCGATAGCCTTTACAAAAAGGTCCTTATCGAATTCCATGGTGTACGTAGGTATTTCATCCATTGACACTCCATATTATATGATATTTATTTTATCGCCGGTTGAACCGTCGATGGTCGTTTCATTCTTTCAGGGTGCTTTACTTTCTTAGGCTCCTTTAACCCATATTGAGTTACCTTCTTGGGACTCTTAACATCCTCACTTGGGGCTTCCTCTTCATCCTTATCGTCTTCAGGAGGCTTTGTCCCAGGCATATCTATCTTGCCTGTACCCTTTCCCTCTTCCTCAATGTTTTCAGGAGTACTCTGTGGTTCAACACCACTTTCTGATTGAACAACATTCTCCATCATTTCATACCCAGTATTGACTAAAACTGAGGAGATGTGTTCACCCTTTTTTCGCTTAAGATACGCTTCCTCTATAAGGATGAAGAACACTCTCTCCGGGTACATCGCAAATTCCTTGAGAGACTTAAGCTTCTGCTCATCAGTTCTTGGGAACCATGTATTGTAAAACCAGTCAATAACCGCTGGAGTAACGCTCTCCCTATTGAAATAGGCAGGTACTTTTGGAGAAGAACTTAGTAATTTATCTTTTATGTCCTTTTCCGTAAATGGAAATTTCATTAGATTTTTCCACACGTCTTTATTCATAATCTTAGACGGAGGTGCTGATATAGGATACTTTTTATAGTGAATCTCTATTGGAGTATTCTTGACATCATCAAAAACTGCTAAGATATGTTTACAAACTCTGGAATTTAACCCTCTTCCTGGATTATTCTTTCCCTTTGGATATCGAGTACTAACTGACTTGGTGTACTGATCCTGGGAACGAGGGGCCGTAAGATCAGGCTTAAAAGCTGGCATATACATATAACCATCACGCACAGCATAATATTGAGCACCACTGTATAAAAAAGATGGACAGGTGCAACCAATATGTACCGGATAATCTACATACTTAGAAGCCGGTTTCTCATCATCTCGTAAAAATTGTAGATATACGTTATGAGCACCGTGCTCAGACCCCGGGGAACTTACCTTGAAGATAAATAGCCCATGCTCAAACTGATTGGGATTATTTTTATTAGTCCATACAGCTTGACACTTCTCAGCGCGTTGAAGCTTTAAGTCATTCTTGTAATGAAAATCCTTATCCACTATGTCGCCCAATGTGGCAGCGACCTTATTTCTCATAATAAACTCATAGAAATCAGAACCAGGGATCGTAAACCCTGCTAAGAGTTCCTTAGGAATAACTCCAGAGGCACATCTCTTTCGAGTAAGACTCATAGCGGGCCCTTGCTCATCTTCATCCTGAGTAAAGTCCTGCTCCTGTGACTTAGCCCACTCCTCTAATACCCCGCCTTCACTGAATATCCTTGGGAAATTAAAGTACCCCTCTTGGGTAGGTTCTGATATAACATTTTCGAATGGTGGAGAGTCCTTCTGATCTTTTGGGGCATCAGAAGGACTTTCATAGTCATAAGGATTAGTTGTATTAAATGAGGTATCTAAATGCTTTTTATTCTTTAGCATATCAAGAACCGGATTATCTGGTATAACCATAGGTTTGGATTTACCGTCTAGATACTCCATCCATGACTTATTCATGTCAGGAGGATTGTCTCCAGGTTCTTCAAAATACCTCGCTAAAACTCTTCTAACCCTTTGATCCATTTTTAGACTTCCGATAATAAATCATTAAGATCTAGTTCCATGTCATCACCCGATGATTGCTCACCAAGTATATCTGCAACAGTATCCTCACCAGAGGATATAACCGCTACAGGATCTTCATAGTCGTTATTCGATGAGAACTGTACCTCACCGGCATCGATATCCCCTGAGGCACCCACAGTAACCCTTGAAATTATACCATCCTCAGACTGAACACTTGAGGCCTTATCGCGGGTCACCTTACTTATAATAACAGCCTCTTGACCGTCAGTACTAATTACAGTGCCTTTAAATACAGGCTTCTGCTCGACAGGTGTCGCGGCAGGTTTTTGTGCTACAGGAGCTTTTTTAACCGGTGATTGGGTAGTTCCCTTTTTTACCGGTTTCTTCTTAGCAACGGCTGCTGTTTTCTTAACAGCGCTCTGAGACACAAGCTGAGATTGTGTACTAGAACCAACTGCTGTAGTTTGTTTTGCAGGATAGGATGTCTGACCTACCTCTACTTCATTCTCAGCTACAGTGCTGTGCTCAACGGCTTTGCTTGTAGATGATTTATCGGAAGAAGTCTTTTTAAAGACTACCCCGGACGCTTCATAATCGATTGTAAGTTTTTTGTTTTCTTGAGGAGCTACGGTTACTCCAGAATAGTTAGTCTCTTTGGTTACCTGACCTTCACGAGATATGATAGTACTTTTCTTTACATTATCAGGACCAATTTCCACACTATTTTTATTAGTGTCGGGGGAGCCTTCAATGACAGATACTTTTCTAACCACATCATCATCACTGTTGATAACACGGACTTCTTTTCTGGCATCGTCCAGATCACTGGTTACTTCTCTTACCCCATTAACGATCTTGACCTCAGGTGTCTTATCATAAGTTTTTAGCAGGGCATGGATGCTGTCACTGGGAGGATTCTTTATCCCAACAACTGGGTCAGAAGGATAATCACTGTGCTCAACCACTCTTCCGCCGGTGGCATTACGTGGAGACTGTGCCGACTGCTTCCCTGCAACCTTAACCACGGCATCTGATGGAGTAAGCCATTCACCAATTACTTTTGTTAATGATCGTGCAGTTCCTTTTTCCCCTTGGAACACAAGATTAAGACCGTCAAATTCAAGAGTTTCTCCTCTTTTCACGTATATAGAGGTTTTACCGTTGTCCATACTCATTGAAAAATCCTGAATTGCGGTGTACTTTTTTAACTCTGACATACCTGCATCTCCTTTAAGATGTTATTAGTATTTAATCTGAATTTTATATATCTAATGGTAACTTTTTTTCTTCACTATCACCATTAGAGAAAGCGATACTATCTACTGTAAATGTTTTCCCCTTGAATGTTTCATCACCAACAAACTTATCGCCTGCACCCTTTTTTACGTAGGATATAGTGACATGTGGTTTATAGGTAGGAAAGGAATTTTCATTATCAATTTTTTTAGCAAGATCATAGTGTAATCTTTCCAGAACACCTGATTCTACCTCAATTTTAAGGACATCATACTCTTTTTTATCCTTGAAGACATTTATAAGCCCAAGACGTACTTTGAAGGGTTTTATCTTTGAAATAACCCGGGCAGTCTCTGCAGGGTCGCTGTCGACAATACCGTATAGAACAGTAACGTGGATGTCATCTTCTCGCCCCTTTGACCCACCACCCTCAGTGTAAAGTGCTTTACTCTTTATATTATCCTCACCCCATTTCATAATGGACTTTGAGATACCTTCAGGTAAATTTACTTTTGTACATGAGAACTCATACTTCATATTTTTTTTAGCAAATTTTCTTCTTATGTAACTATGGGAACCACTATCGTATGAAAAAACGATGGAATCAGGATTTCTTCTTGAATATATTCTATTAACAGCTTCTATGTTACTGAAAAGTCTTAAGGCCTTAAGTTCCTGCTCACGATGACCCTCATCAAGATCCTTTATATTAAAAGTACTAAAAGACGATACGTTATTATCAAATTTGGGAATCTTAACTGTTTCCCCATTAAGAATGTCTTTGACAACCTTGGTAATGGACTCATTATCTAATTTTTCAAAGTTAAGATCTATCGAATTAATGTTTTCGGTTGAGTTAGGGGTTAGAAAGTACGGGAGGGCTTCTTTTGAAAGGAGCTCTACATACTTTCTTATTTTTAAGCCGATACTCTCTCGCGTAGTAGACTTTGTCTTATTTAGAAACTTTCTTAAACTATCCATATTATCAAATTCCTTAATCAAGTTATCTCGTCTCCCAATAAGTTCAAGAAAAGCCTTTTCCCGAGCAGACTGCTTCCCACCCTTATAAAAAATGATATAATCAGAATTTAGCATACCAGCTACCTCTTTATACGTATTGGTAGCCGGGTCATAGTTTTTATCAAACGGATCTATTAAATAAAGATCCTTACCAAACTCTTTCTCAAGATCCTTACGCCAAGAGTTATCTGTACAGTCCCCACCAAGAAATATAACAGGAACTTTAGACTTGGATGCTTTGAGAATATCCTTATTTGATAAAAAAGAAGTAATTAAACGGATCATATCAGCTGCATCTTTCTTGACATATCATTCATCAGTTTTTTGAGTGCCACTGTCCTGAGGGGTGCCTGTTGTACTTTTACTTTCTGAAAAAGTCTGGGCAGATTTCATACCTAAAACACCCGCTATAAGTAATGCCTCTGATGCACCTAAGGAGATAAAAATACCACCACGCACCATAGATAATACATTATGGGCTATGAAGACACCAATGACAGATACCACAACTATAAAAGTTGAGAATCGCATCATACTCACCTTACCATCAGGACCCTTAAACATCTCAAACATAAGATTTCCTTAAGATTTAAGTTTGCTTATCTCAGCGTTAGATGCCTTATCGGACTTAGTGACCAGGGCGATTATTTTTTCTACGGCACCTTCTTCAGATAACTCTTCTGAATGGACCTTATCCATGATCTCAGATTCTTCTTTCTCAAAGTTTTTAACTATTAAAAGAATATTCTCGTGGATACCTATAAGCTTCTTGATGTTCCCTCTAAAAGCAGTGGCTGAGTCACTCTTTTCATACACCTTTTCAATACTGGGTATTGAATGCATCTCATCTGTTTCGTTTGCAACTTTATCATACTCATTTACTGCAGAAGCCAGTTTACTGACAAGTAGGGTGTATCCAAGCTTATCAAGACTCTCAGATATGCTGGCTAACTTGCTCCTTAAAACATTTCTTCGATCCAAACCTTGACCTAGTGGGGAAGAGATCTCTCCCTGATTATTTGTCTGTTCAATAAGGGGGGCTAAAAACTTTTTTACACTTGCATCTCCCTTACTGTACTGATCTGTAAGTCTTTCAGCGGTTAGTACCCCTGTTTTGATCCCAGTTAAGAGCTCTTCACGTGTCTGTGGTTTATCCATACCCCATAGGGTTATCTTTTCTTTTCCGGAAACTGGATCCAATGTGATAACAGGTTCCCCTCTTTTAGCAAAAGGAACTTTAACATTAGGATCAGTTGGGGAGTGAGACACATCAGGAAAAGGCATATGTGGCTGACGGGGAGTTCTTTCAAAAGCTCTTGATAAAGGTAGGGCATTGAATACCGCGTCCTTCACCTGAGAAACATCAGAGGCTTCTTTACCTAAACCCTTTGTATTAAGGGTCTCAATTACTTTATCGAACTTTTTAGAATAACTCATCTTTTTCCGCCTTTAACATATTTCTTAATAAGCTTATCAAAGTAAGCTATTTTATTCTTCGGTAAGTAGCTAAGTGCCCCGGCGACATAATAAGAAAAACTATCCGCCCAGTCATCCCAGGGATTTCTCTTTGCATAAAACCTTGTAAATTTTGCATAGGGGGAGTAGTAATACTCACCAATCAACTCTGGAGAACCTTTCTCGCAGATATGCACCCTTTTAAGTCCCACTTTAGGGTACTTAGACCACCCAGAAAGACTTAACCAATCCTCTTTAAGGGATAGGTCCCCATCTTCCCCCTGAAATTCATCCCACCCATGCCCAAGCTCGTGATAGAGCGTTTGGTCAAATTTATTAAGGATGGAACCATTATCCGGGTCGATTATAATTTTCGGATCTTTTAATAACTGGTCATTTAAAACCAGAGTATTGTTAATGTATTTACCGTGATTAGGGTAATACTCTTTAGAAGGGCCCAGGTCATCGAATGACAGGGACTTTACTCCACACATTCTGACTAGTTCTGGATTTAACCTCTGCAGACTTTCAAATAGAGTAGTTAAACACTCCGGGCTTGCTTTAGAATCAATATCGATCCCGTATATCTCCTTAATTCCGGAGGATACACTGGAGTTACGACTATATTCTTCTAAGTCGACAGCAATTTTTCGTACACGATTAATAACATCTGTAGAATTATATTTTTTAGTCATCATGATCTAATAAAAAATATTAATGCATTATTATTGGCAATAAAGCAAAGGGGTCGAGATTGACTCCCGACCCCTCCACTCACACACCAACCACCAACCAACCAAAAGGTATCTTAGTATTAATGAGGCAAATTATCCCTATCAGTTTGTACTCTTGTGTCACTAGAATTAAAAGGGATTTCACCGGATCGAACTAGCTTATCACGGAGACTTACACCGCCGTGCATAATATCCCCTTCCAACTTCTTTTTACCATCGGTATAAGTAATTAGTCGGGCAGTGTTTCCAAAGGCATCCTTAAGTTCCTCAACATTTTTTACGGATTTAGCAGCTTCTCCAGGTTTCTGGGAATTCTGAGAATCATCTACAGTAAGGCTGTCTTGAAAACGTGATTTTTGGTGCATTGCTTCCTGTTTATGGTAATTTTCCATAACGATTGCAAAACTTTTTGGATCACCTTTTTCAAGCTGTTTTAAATCATTAACAGAATATGTTATAGTCCCGCCCTGTGGAGCGTTGATTGTAATCGGTTTGCCCTTAGCAGCTACCTCTGAAAGGAATGAAGAGGCGAGTACCATAGCCAACATAGCCAGAGATCTTATCCTTGGACTGACTCCCATGGCTTCCTTATCTTCCATTCCCCCTACAGAAGGAGTATTCAGGTACTTTGCAACTATCTCCGCAGAGTTCTGTGCATTAAGGGTGATCCCTAACTCCCTAGCCATCTGAATTGCCTCTGGAGAAAAAGTACTCATAGCTTCCAGGGTATCTGCTATTTTATCAAGAGCAAGAGCCTCTTTAGCATACCCGGAAGATTCAATACTATTAGCTATATTATCGAGAGCATTAGCCAATTTTAAATAACTTAACATTATAATCCCCTGTGTAATGGTGATTTGATGGGTATAATCCCCTTAATGATTATAAATAAATATTAAAAGAATATTAAAAAATATTTCCTATTATTTCTATTAGTACTTTAAGTTATTTCCCAATAGCCCAGAAACCATCTACAAAAATTATAGACTCTAAATATCTTATGGTAAAACTAGGTTTAAAAAAGTATATTAATATTAGACACACTAACAAGGAGATTATATGTTTTGCAAGTTTTCAAGAATTATAGCACTTTCAGTCCTCGTGTTAACCGTATGTAGCTTCTCAAAGGACGCTCTTAGTAACTATGACAACCATAAGAGCCTATACACGAGTAGCAAGTTGAATCCTTTCTATCTTGGGCCTATTTTTTCAACGGGTGCGGCTATGAAAGAGATAAATAGGTACATAGCAGATATGTCCCCAGAAAATATTGGGAAGTTTGAATCAAATAATCTCACGCTTATCGATACAGTAAATCAGGTGTTCTCTTTCAAAAAGGTAAAGTCTTATAAAGTCTCACAAAAAGGGGAATCTTTCCCAATACTTTACATGAAAAGCACACTGAATAATGAGAAGTATGAATTAATAGTGGAGATAAAGGAAGGTTCGAACTATGACCGTATTATCAAAATATTTAAGGATGGTGTGCAAATCACTATGATCTTATGTGTCGACAACAATAACATCATCCAGAAGAAAGCTCCAACCAATATTTAAAAATCAGGCAGAAATAAAAAAAGCCCGACCAAAAGGCCGGGCTAAACTCTCAACAATACCCGTAAAAATTAGCGAGCTATTTTTACTCTGGTAATTGCCAATGGGTTATGACAACCAATACCCAAGTTTTCGAATACTGAGAAACCAATACGACGTGCTTTTGGATCATCGGCACTAAGTACTGTGAGTTCAGTTCTTACTGGGATACGACCGAAAAATTCTGGTTCTGCGCAAACGTAAGCATAACCAGGGTTAACTTTTCTGCTAACAATGATCTGAGCACCCCAAACGGTACCAAGAAGACCACTCTTGAGCAATGTTCCCTGAGTTTCGATATCAAGAACGTCACGTCCCCATTTTCTGATGTCTGCGAAATCCAGAGCATTCATGAAAATACGAGCAACGCGAAGATCATGTGTCTCGATACGTGCGAAAGCATCGATCAGGTTCGCAGGAGTAAGAGGAGCAACGGCATTGATCTGTGCATTCACATATGCGCTTCCGATGTTATCGAAACCGAACTGTGAAACTGCGTCCATGACATCAAAAGCACGTGCATCTTCAGCAGCCTGGATCTGAGCCTTTGCTAAGTCCTGTGCTCTCTCAATAAGATCAAAACGGCGTTCTTTGATCTGAGTAAGAGGAAGCTCTGGGTTCGATGCTATTTCGAAAAGAGGGAATATCACACGGCGAGGTTTTGTGATCGCCAGAATGTTTTCACCTTCTTCTCCGACAACGAAAGCTGTTACGTTAGGATCTTTGTCGTAAATTGGCAGTGCGCCATCTGGCAACTGCTCTACGAGAAAAGCCTTACGAGCAACTGACGTGTAATCTCTACGAAGACGTAAAGGCTGTATCATAGAAGCAGCAAGCTTCGCACGACCAGCAGCAGTCTTGATGTAATCTCCGATGATCTGTTGTTTCAGTTCATTGGAAATTGCGTTTGTACCTTCCATTTTAAAATCCTCCTTAAAAGTTTCTTGAGCGCTCTTTGTTTTTCTCAGTTACGGCATCTTCACGGCTTAAACTATTTCCATTTGTGCACCAGTAAAGGTGCAACAAAGTAGAATTAGGAAAGCTGAATAACCATAAAGGGATCTGTTGCACTCGGAGCAATAAGGACAATACCTACGATAATCGAAGCGCTGTCCGCAACATTTGTGAACAGGCCATTCTGTGAACAATACAGAGCTTTACCAGGAATGAAAGTGAGTGGTGTACTTCCGTCCTGTCCGTATGTTTCATACAGGTCTGTTGAGAACACAGTACCAGAACCCATAAGATATGGACCTTTACCGGATCCAACACCTGAGCTCGATTCAAAAGGATAACCAACAGCATTATTAATCGCAACACCAACAGGGCGATTAGTAAGAACTGTGTTTGCCACGTCTGTACCGGTACATGCGACGATTGTTCCGCTTACTGCACCAACACTAACGATTTGACCAGCAAGAATACCTTTTGGAGTATCAGCACTAAGACGAGTGTTCGCCTTAGATTGATCGTTTGCACCAAAATTGTCTCTTGTAAGTCCAGCGTCGGTCAGATTCATAAGGGTATTCATTGTCACGCGATAGAGGATATTTAAACCTCTGTCTGGGGCAATTCCGCTTCCTTCACCTAACATCTTGAACCTCCTTTAAAGTGACACCCAATCCCTATCAAGTTTTTAGGGCGGGTAGATATCGTTGAAATCTTATCTCGATATTCTATAACAAACACTCCCCTTATCGGGGAAGTGCGCTATACGTATTAATTAAAAAATCGAACTTACATCAGGTGCTGAAGACCATAGACTTGACAAGTCATTTGATCCGCTTGAAGAAGCTTCCTTCTTAACCATACCAGAAAGTTTTGAAGCACCTTTCTTAATGGGAGAAGGCATAACACCACTGAAAATCTGATCAAGGAGACTTGAATCAGAAGCTTCAACTTCTTCTTCATCTTTCTTAGCATCAGCAGAAGCATCTTTCTCTTCTTTGTCATCTTCATCAGAATCAGCAGAAGCATCCTTCTCTTCATCTTCCTTAACTTCTTTTTCAAGATCTTCAGCTGCTTTTTTCAGACTAGCAAGCTTTTCTTTCTTTTTCTTGAGATCGAAGGCATGAGGGTCATTCTGACCAGCTTCTTTATCAGACTTTTCTTTGTCATCATCTTTATCTTTGTCATCAGAAGCATCTTTTTCAGACTTTTCTTTTGCTTCTTCATCTTCATCTTTCTCTTCAGCAGATTCACCGGCAGCTTTTGCAATCATCATAGCAAGGCTTTCCTGATTTGAAAGAGTAGCGTTAAGGCCATCTTCAGGAAGGTGCATAAGAATGCCAGCTTGTTTTTCGATAATGGCGTCTGTCGCACCGGGGAGCATTCTCTGAGAAGCAATGATAGCTTTTACAGCTTTCTCTTCAAGTCTACGGGCACTTGCGATAGCTTCTGTTGCAGCATGTTTATCGATAAGGGGAGCATGTCCTGTCTCTTCACGTTTCTGATCATCCTTTGCAGGATTATCTTTATTGACACCTTCATTCCATGTCTCAGAATCACCCTTTGCATATTCACCGATAGCGGGATCGTTCTTTGAATGGCCTGTATCATTCATATCGTATGGATCATTGGCGATTCCAGAACCTTTATCCACAACCTGGGCTCCTGGCTTTGACTTCATATCAGCAGCCGTTCTTGTAGTTAAGCGTTCACGAGACATGTTGGTCCTCCTGTGTCAATTTATTTATGAAGTTCTATTGAACTTAAGTTATTTCAGTGAAAAAACAGATATTAGTAGATTATTACAAAACGATATTTTTACTATTCAAAATTGGATAAAATCTTAGCCCACTTAGCTAATTTTCTACTTTCATATTGAGTTGGTTTACGTCCTATTTCCACTATCATTTCTGTGAAAAAAGGAAGCATCCCAGTTGAAGAAAGCTTTACCCTAGATAGTGTCTTGACAGCATCTGTACCTACAGGTTTGTCAGACGCATTCTTATCAATAAAGTGTAAAATTCCTAAGACATCATCACGAGTATACCCATACTTTTTAAATTGCTTCCAATTCTTTAAAGTAGAAAGTATCATGAGACCGTTATACAAACGATCATTATTTGCCGTCTTTGCTGAAGCGAGTACTTTATTAAAACCTGCTGATTTACTTACCAAGTTATCGTTAGAAGATGTTTCGTCATCAGTAGGGCGTTGACTACCATCATTCTTAGCCTGCTCCTTCATAATCTCTCTGCGCATCTGATTAAGAACTTGCCGCTTTACCATATCCTTTACTTCATTCACAGTAGCGTCATCTTTAGGCTCGTTTATCTGTGGTTCCTGAGCCATCGCTGGATCCGCACCACCTAAACCACCTGGAGCAGCCATCGCTGGATCCGCAGCTGGAGCAGCACCGCCTGCATCCCCTAAAGAATCAGCAGGAGGGGCGGCATCTTCAACAGGAGGAGTATCTACCGCTAAAGGTTTATCAGACTCTGCAGGAGCCTCTGGGAAGCTGAAGTCATCCTTTGGAGGTGCCGGAGCATCTCCTTCAGCAGCTTCAAGGTCCCTTACTATTTCTTTTGCACTTTGAGACGCAGCCTTCAGGTACATACCAGGCATGTATTCAAAGGAAGGCATAGCAACAGCCTTTTGAATCTTATCAGAAAGATCTACCTCAAAAGGTAGAACCTTGTTAAGTACCGCCCCCTCAAATGCAGGTTTGCGCACCCAACTACCATCTATAAATTTGCAGCTGTCTGGATCATCCGTTGACCCGCAAAGTTCTGCTACAATTCTTTTTACGCCATTATCATCGTAGAAGTAATTACCTTTAAAAAATCTTACATGTTTGCATGACTGAGATTCATCTTCTGCGGATCTACCGCATTGAGTACATATGCTGTACTTAATCAAACAGCCCATAGAAACAGCGGAGTATTCTCCGGATTGAATTTTTGCGATTAAATCAGTATGCTTCTTATTTGTTGCAATAAGAATGTCTACATACATCGTAGTAAGGTCATTGCCATGGGAATCTTTTGCAAAAGGAACTTCCCTCAAGGCAACATCGATAATCTTCCCTTTAGATAACTCAGGGATTTGAACATGTTCAACAAAGTTATCAGCACCGAGAAAACTCTTTGAAGCTACCTTCAAAAGGTTTCTTTCCCAACTATCCCCATTGTTATTTACAAAGATTGAATACTCAGGTTTGATCAGATAATTACTTTTTGGGTTCGAAGGCTCTGCTAAGTCGACATCTACGGACGCCATAATAGTAACATGGCTCAATAGCCATTTTGAAGGATCAAATTGAGCTATAACACTCTTAGCAACAACGACTCTACCTTTAGGTACCACGTTGTCTACCCATTTACCTGGGCAGACAACTTTTGTTACTACTGCAGCATGTCCAAACTTAAGCATTGCCATTATAATACACCCTTACTCGTTTTGATTTCTGCACAACTACTCAGTGCGAACATCTTTATAAATCTTACTTATCGCTGAACGCATAAACCCATCAGAGCACGTCTTACTATATGACGGGTATAGGCTCTGATAAGCTTGTATGTCTGTCAGACCTTTATTTAAACAGGAGACTACATCACAAGCCAGCTTATCTACAACGTCATGAGCAAAGCTTCCCGCCACTTTAGAAGCCATCTTGGAAATACGTTCCTCAGAAGCTTCCTTAGATACTATACCCTTTGCCATTTTTTTGACTTGATCACGAAGAGTACCATAGTTCTTTTCAGATATGATCGAATCATAATTTTCATAACCCGTATCTTCAGTTACTGGAGATGTCCCCATAAAAGGTGTGATCAGAATAAGTTCTGTAGGATCTTTCTGCTGGTTCCCGCCAATAGGAAAATCTACATACACCTTATTTATAGCGGGACAAACCTCTGTCACCACGCCAACATAAGGGGAAATAGACTTCTCACTGGTGAACCACTTAACCTGGTCCCCTACTTTATAAGATTCTGCTGACCCTGATGGATTAGGATATAAACCTGCCATGACAATTATCCTTTCACCTTACTTCATGATCTTATAAGGAAGACTTGAGGCATCCTTACCAAGCTGATTTTTCTTGAACTTATCTTTAAGCTCAGTACTTGTGTCAGTATTATATTCCTTCATAAAAGGCTCATCACTGTTTGTATCACGAGCACCGGCACGAAAAAACTGTTTCATATAGGCTTCATCCCCATCACACTCAAGGGTTGAAGCTTCTTTTTTACCTTCGAGAACATCTGATACGCGATCGATTTCAAAGGCAAGTTTCATAAGTTGTGGGTCATTTTGACTTTCAAGAAGACCAGCGATTTCATCCAGAGATGCAGCCACTTTTAATGCAGCTTCTTTTTTCTTGGAATCATCCTTTTTGTCATCTTTCTTATCTTCTTTTTTACCAGTATTTATCTTCTTTTTACATTTCAGACAATAACCGGTATTCTTAAGAACTTTACCCTTACAAGTAGGGCAGGTAATCATTTCAGCTTTACCAGCTTCTTTATCCATAGGTTCACCTTCACCGGCGAGAACTTCCAAAGCAGCCAGCTTAGCACGTGTGGCTTCAATCTCTTTTGCAATAATTGCTTTATCCATTAAAATCCTCCTTAAAAATCCTGTATCTAAATGTTAAGAATGTTATAGGTTACCTAAGATAAGGGCGTATGTGGACGCATTAATCTTATTTGCATACTTACCGTCATCCAGTGTAGCAATAGCTCTAGTTAGAGCATCTTCATTAGCCACCCCTGCGTCATACTCTTTCATAGCGGCATCAACAATCTTACGAGCATGTTTTGATATCGCCTGAAGATCCTCATCCCTTATGTCGTACTGAGTACGAGGCATAATAGCGGCCTCTGTACTGAGATCACCCCGGGGAACCATAGCCTCTATTACAGTCTTACCATTCTCATTATGAAAAAGGTTACGTGCGCTGAAAAGAATCTCTGGGTGGTTCTTCAATAAGTTCTTAGCTTTTTCTTGAACAGATTCTTTTTCTTTATCGCCGGGCTTCACTTTAAGACTTTTTTTATCTTCAGTTTTTGACATAAAAATCCTTAATAATTGTAATCACAAGAAGTTATTAGTATTCTAATATTAATACATTATTAAAAATCGTTTTTACTAGACAAGAACTTGTCGACTACACTCTTGGTAGATATCTTACTAGCTTCCCCAGCAAAGCGGTCACTGCTGTAGTATTGCTCAGTAAGAGCCCTCTCCATATCATGCTTAAAAATCTCCAGATCATTACGTAATTCCATAGCTTTCGCACGGATTCTCGTAAGAGGCTCGATAAAATCCTTACCGTAGTTTTCAATCTTAATCTTCCTATTATCAATAAGCTCATTAACGCTTACAATCGCGCTATCAATGATTTCTACTTGTGCTACAAGTTCTTTTGGTGGCTTCTGCATATAAATTCTCCTTTTATCTAACCTTTAAATTTTTTCTTATATGTACTCTTCATACCATCAGTTTCTTTATCCTTACCCTCTGCCCTGTAGTTATGCATATAATCCTTCATGAGTCCGGTCTTTGTCTCTGAATTCCACTTTTTCTTATGATCGGGCAGTTCCCTTGGTCTTCTCTGCTCTGGCGCAGCCGTAGGACCAATCTTTGTACCTAAGGCAGGAGCAACCGGTTTTTTATTTTTTAAAGGTGCGGATTGCTCTCCCGTAGAAGTATCCTCTAACATCTTCCTATCACCTATCCCAGAATAAGAAGGGGTATTATCCCGTTCTATAAGGGAGGCTAGTTTCCGTATTTCATCATGAACTGAAGTTAACATACTTTATTTCCCACCGGACAAGTACTCAGCTATCTTATCCAATTTCTCAGGGTTTTTTAGAACTATGGACATCAATTTTGTTACAGCAGCCTGTCGTTTACTATTTAAATTACTGGAAGAGAATCTGGCACCGCCAAGACCGCCCCCAAGACCACCGTCCATACCACCATCTTCTCCAGGAGGAGGTGGCGGTAGAGGATCAAGATTCATGTACTCAGCAAGCCTATCTGTTACTGAGAACTTCTCTACCAGAGACTGCCCTGCAGCGGTATAGACATTTGCCATAAGCTGATTGAATGCAAAGTCATTAACAGTGAATAAATCAGCTTCAATCTTTTTACGGGTAGATATTGGATCAATATTGAGCATCTCAAGGATCACATCAATTGATATTGATCCTTTATTATATAACTGCATAGCCTGATCAAAGAAGGTATCGTTATCCTTAATAGCAAGGCGAGTAAAGCTCAGCTTAGGGTATATAAGTTTTTCTCTACCGTATTTATCCTTTTCTACAAAACCTTTTTTACGAGCTACAGGTTTAAACAAGTAATCTTCGACATACTCCTGTAGAAGTTCCCGGAATAATAGGTATTGAGTATTCAGGATTTCAAGGGTCATCCGGTTACCGGCATATGTGCCTTCACCTGTTAAAATCTCACGGGTCACACCAAGCCCAGCAAAAAGAGAGTTCTCTATATGATCATACTCACTTGAAAGCTCAAGAAGACGACCATTAGAACCCATTTCTTCCCAATGAACTTCATAGTTGGCGATAATGGAAAAATCTGGATCCACAAGAGCTAAATCAACCTGCTCCCGTAAATTCTCAACGTCTACATCAGATAACTCTTCTGCCCACACCACTCTTATAGGGGTCATGTGCCGGGAAGCTATCTGGGACTGTGCCTGACGAAGTTTGTCCTGAAGTAAAAGAGAGTTAATACACCGTTCAAGGATAGAAACACCAAGAGTCTCGTATTGACTCTTTCTACGAGCCAGGTGATGGACATAAGACCCACTGTACGGATCAGTATCCAGAGCAATGCTTCCATTATTCTCAAGATCTCTCGAAAGACTCGTGGGCAACCTGGGCTGTGCTTCTTTTTCATTTGGATTATTAGGAGAGTACGAAGGGTCCTGCGTACCTAAAATACTTTTTCTTGTTTCAGGATCCGGAATAAATTCTATTAGACTCTCATCAGAAAAAGGAATCTTTTTAATTCTAACTTGGTCCGGAGGAAGTATAATTAACTTTCTCCACCCCTTATAATTTGGGTCTTTATCAATGATATTAAATTCAGTATAAAGCCTCTCAGCTTCCTTTTTCCCGAATTCTTTCAACTCTGCTACACGAGCTTCACCCGTTTTATCTCCCTCATTATAATCATATGGGCTATGGTCTTCTGCATAAGTAAAACAGTTTCCCAGAAGGTGGTACTCATGGCTTATCTCAAGTAATGTTTTGAATAGCTTAGTCTCGCTACACATCTCTAAGAAAAAGTCATATACGTAATCTACTTGCTCTTGATTTTTACCATGAGGCTTCTCGAGTCGGATCTTAGAAAGGGGGAGAGTCGAGTGAAGATCAAGAGCTTGACCTACAAACTCATTTGCATTATAAAAATGACGGTACCATGCCCGGCGTTCACGTAGATTCTGTGGTTTTTCCAGAAAGTCAGTAGATAGTTGTGGCGAATAAAAGTTTCCTTGGCTACTCTCTGATTGCCCACCATTACCATAACCCCCTCCACCGGAGAAAGCTGAACGAGTATTAAACCCGAGACTACTCGTAGTAGCATACTTTTTAAGTTTCCGGACTGCTATTTCTTTATCAGTCAACTTTGATGAAGCTTTGATATTGTCACCGTTTTTCACGACAGCAGCAGTCTTAGACCTTACGACAGTCTTAGTACGAGTTTCGTCTTTGTTCATATATTAATCCTTCAATATTTTATCTAATTCTCTTACTAGCGCATCTTCTTCATTAATATCAAACCCAGATAAATCTGAGACTTTTGAAATAAAACCCGTAGCTGATTTAACCATAGTAAGGTTTTTCTTACAGATATAAGACAGTCTCTGAAAGTCTTCTAATCCTGCAATGTTATTATTATTGTGCCTGTATTCCGTTTGAAATCTATTTTGCACATCTTTCTCTAATTCAGTATAGAGAGCTAAATACCCTTGTAAGTCTTTTAACATTTTCTTTCGCATAGCATTTACATCTGATATATTTTTATTTAGATCTGACACAACAATTACTCCTGTTTTCCAGATTCCGGAGGCACTTGTCCTTCAGAAAAATCCCTGAGGACCTTCATAATACTTTTACTTGGTACTTTTTTACGCATATCACTGATAGTCCCTGGAGGGTTCATATTTGGGGTGTCATCAGGAGAGACCCTATGTTCATAATACCCGACCCCCTGTTGCTCTTCTTCATTACCAAGTTCTCCAGGCATAATATTCCCTTTATTTGTAGAGTATAGTTAACTACCCATAATAACAGATTATTAGTCTAAGGCTACTTTAACTTCATTATCCTGAACTATCTCAACCTTTGTAATCTTCTTCCCGGATTCAAGATACCTATCCATTATCCTACGAATAAGTTCAGACTTTGGAATCCCTAAAGATTCAGCTTCACTCTTAAGTGCATTTTTTTGTCGTTCAGTGACACTAATTAATATCTTCTCCATAAACTTCCTTTTTCATATGTTATGTCTATGATATATCTGTTAGATATGACAGTCGTATTAATAGATTATTATATATTTATTTAGGACCACGTTCTTGTACGAGGTAAATGTGAAGCAATGCCTTGTTGAAAACCGCTTAAAATTAGTGTATACTTACTCCAGAACGGTCCTTATCGCTTGTTCTTTGACACACCAAACAGCGCAACTAAAATCTACTGCCCCACGCAAGCGGGGATGATTTTTTCAAAATTTTATCTTTTTTAACTTTCTTCAGATTGTTTGTTGTAAAACTCGTTCTATAAAAGTATATTAATTATGTAGAGCAATTAATAACCTTAAAATGGAGAATTTTATGAGCAAGCTGACCCGAACACTGACCATCGCGTTGACCACCGTAGCCCCCTTGTTTGCACAGATCCCGACTAATGGATTAGTAGCCTGGTTTCCATTCAACGGAAATTCTAGTGATGAAAGTGTAAGTGGGATTAAGATCGACTCTGCTGCTGCCGGAAGTCCAACTCTTGCTGCCGACCGTAATGGTGTTGCTAAAGCTGCATATGCATTTAATGGAAGTCGACAAGCTTTCAAGGCCCTTGAGACAAATAAGCTTCCTTCAGGTAACTCTAATTTCACGATTAATGCTTGGGCTCTTAAAACAATGTCGGGGACACCTCGTACAATAGCAAGCTGGGGCACAGACACAGTAGGACAAAGTAAAGAAATAGTATTTTACCATAATACAAGGTCTTCAGATTTATACCTTGGGATCACTAATGGTGTCGACACGATTGAATCTAAAATAGATCCTAAAGTATACTCAGCTTGGATGCAGTTATCTGTAACCTTTAGTTCTGGGAGTGTGAAATTATTTCTAAATGGAAATCTACTTACCTCAAAGACAATGACATTTAATGTTCAAGCAGGCAGTGTCTTTGGTATCGGCACAGATTGGTATTCAGCAAATGGTGGAACTAACTTTTTTGGTGGATCTTTAGATGATATCTCAATTTATAACAGAACACTTACAGACCAAGAAATAACGTACATGTATACTTGTAAATCGACAAAAAACGCAGCACCAGCGATTACATCAGTAGCTCCTACCAGTGTAAAGGCTCTTTCATCTTACAGCTACATAGTGATCGCTTCTGATGTTGATAATCAGGCTGTAACAGTATCCTTTTCAAAAAACCCTAGTGGCATGGTTATTACAGGTAATAAGATTACTTGGACACCAACTAATGCTCAAGCAGGTAAAAATCAGGTGACGATCGTTGCAAAAGACGCTATGGGAGATTCAACAATTCAGACTATTGAGATCACCGTTGAACCTGTTACCTCAGTGATTTCAAAGAATGTGACAAGTAAGATCTCCTTAAACACAGTAGCTGCAGTGTCCTACAGTCTTAATGGTAGAGCATGTCAGAAAAATAATACCAGAGGATTAATCTTAAGTAATGGAGTTAAAAGATTTTCAGTAAAATAAAGAAAAGGGGGTTTTTACCCCCTTTTCTTTTATGATTGATAATAACCTATATACGTTTTACCTATCAAATTTGCCATCTTACCTGTTCCCTCTGGTAAGATACACAGATCAAGACTCCACTCACCACTATAAATCTGTTCTAAGTTCGTTCCCACATGTACCCGATTCTGCTTTACCAGTCTCGGGTATAGCACAACTTTCCAACTAACAAATTCAGCCCCATTCTGTTTATTCTGCCAATCAAACGGAATTGAATTAAAGTCTTGTATAACATTCTCATATGGGGTGAACAGGGCGGTAGATTTATACCCATTATCATCTGAAATTTCTGTAGTATATTGCCACCACATACTCTTAGGGATATACAACCCTACAGCTTTATCAATACTATAAATTGATGGTGCGGATGCATTAGTATCTATAAAATCAGCACGAACATTAACAATGAAGTTATCAACACCATATCGATTCCCCTCAGGGTACCAATCAATATTAACCCCACCATCACGGTTCCTGAAATATGGACTTGTAAAATAATATTTGTTAATGACACTCGCTGCCGGAATACCATCAATAGGATCATAATTATACCCCGACCATTCAATATGAAGGGACCCTAATGATGCCACCCTAATACGCTCACACCGCAACTTTTTGTATTTAGCAATAGATATATCTTCTACTACAATTTCATTCGGTGAACTACCTGTAGACGCGGTGAGGTCATTAAATTGATCCTCGAGATATGTGACATTGTCAAAAGCCCACCTGCCCTGAATAACGTCAGATGGGGCAGCATAGTAAGCCTTTATGGTCTCATCATAATAGACCTGCGGAGCAGTAACTCCAGGATAATCCAACCCACTACTATTATCAATATAAATTCGTTTTGTGCTTGTAAACTTTTTCTCTCGGAGGATGATCTGATTGTTCTGGTAATCCTCACCATTAGTAGCATCAGCTACACGCCCAATAACCGTGATATTAGATGGGTCTGCAATATCCTGATTACCTTCAGGAGCCTCAGCCCCTACAAAACGCAGAGCCTTAACCTCAAGAACATCATTGATAAGTACTCGACCCTGCACCTGCAACTGGTAATCGGTATTAACCTCTGTGATCGGACCAACACCCAGATACTGTGACTGAAAATACTTACTAGTAGAGATATTCCCATTTAGTTCAAGGGAAACATCCGAATAGTTTCCTTTTCCATCCGAGAAATCAATAACAAACTTTTTAAATTTCTCCGTGTCTGCTACATTACGATTATCCACTAAGTGCAATCCGAAAGGAGTATCAGCACTTCCAGGTGTCCCACCGATAAAAGCCGATACCTTTGTGTCCTTAAGGTTGGTGAATCTCAAAGCACCCATAAGATAGTTATCTACATCAGTACCTCTTACGGTAAGCTCATTAGCCATCCCCTTACCTTTGACATAAAGATTAAGGTCACTATCAGCCGCTTTCAAAGTTTCATAGACGACATTTGCACCAGGACCGAATGAAGCACCTTCCTTAAAGTACCCTTTTCTATCACAGGTGATATTGTTCTTTACATACAAGTTCTGGACATTTGCAAAGTTGAATATCTGCTCATTGGCATAGATAGTTCCATAGACATACACATCATCTCTGAACATTGTGGTCGGAGAAAATGTCACTCTGTTCAACAACCCGTTACCATTAAAGTAAACATCACCGTTGAATAGCCACCCATCAACAGCTTCCCCAAGATCAAGCTTTGCAAACTTTATATCAAGAAAATCCCCACCGAAGCTTCCAGAACCATAATAATGGTACCGGGTAAAACCGATTTCTACCGCTGTAATGCCTCTTGTGACTTTGAAAGATTCTATAGCCTCAAGTTTTATAGGGTCATCACCTTTTACCAGATCCTTAAAAATAATACGACCGTGCTGATCACCAGACATACCTGTATAACCAAAAGGATCTTCGACAATCTGTACACCATACCCCATACCAGTCACACCAACTTCAGTACCTTCTGTCGTATGCTCTGTGTACTGGTATACTCTTGTGTAAGGCATCCCTGTGAGCCCCTGATTCGGATCGGCAGGAAACCCGACATTACTAAGGATATGCGCCCTAATCTCCTCTATACCTTCCCACCCGCCAGCAGCCAGCGTCACATCACCGGTTATGATAGTACTATCCTCTAATCGAACACGGTACTCAACTTTATCCCCGGTAAGAATCGAATCATTAAGTGGGGAGGGTAGCCCTAATAAGGAACAACTCGATAAGAAGGCTACGTTTATCCCCATACCATATAAACTTTGAACATCTCGATCGTAGTTTTCTCCGATATCCCCGATAGTAAATACTCGAGTACCTTCAGCGTCAAAAGCTTCATAAGCCACCTGCCCGCCGGTATACCCATAAGCACTTACCCCGGTCTCCCCATAAACTGCGACACCTCTTTTAAAAACAACTATCGCTGCAGCACCGGTTACGCCACCTAATTCTTGTGGTATACCTGTGAAGCCTATAAGGGCGGGAGTCTCTCGTGAAACAATCTCAGGGAGTTTCCAAGTTCTACCGAACATTTCCCGCTCGACATAGACATCTTTTTTAACCAGGAGGTGATCATTTACTTGGACAGACCCGTTAGCTTCAAGGAGGATATTGATGCCAGTCTCCCCATGCAATCCGTCATTATATCGATCTGTGTTCCATATTGGATCTGGTTGGGCACGCCCGGGAGTGACGGTATTGAGCCCCACTCTACCTTTATGGTCGACAGCAATGTAGTTTTCCACATTTCCATTTTGGATGCCTTTAATGAGCACTGTACTGGACCCAGTTACACCATCAAAGTTAGTGACCGCCAGTATAGACTTACCTGTCTCACCTCTATGTATGACGCTTAGTGTGTCTGAGTACCCGCGTACCCCTGTTACACCAGTTTCACCGTATCCTATCATGACTTGTCGTGCAGATACCTGCTTAGCTATCATCTCGCCGGTACTGAGCCCCACGGGGCCTGTCTCTAAGGAAATCAAGCCGGTATCATGACCGAGCATCAGCCCGCCCATCATAAACTTTCCATCGTTATCCAAAACACGGGGTGTTACAGAATCACTATTGAATGCTTCAGTACCTAGTCCCATATTTAAGCCGGTAGCAAAAGCACCCTCATCGATAAGGCCATTTGGAAACTGTGGATAGAATCCGTCCAGATTTTTATCTGCAAGATTATCTACACTGTACCCACCATGTGTAATCCGGTAAGTGATCTCTTCAAGAGAGCAGATTCTTTTGTTATAAAGACTGAGTAAATCAACGATAGTATCGTCTGTAATAATATCTGAATGCGCTGTGCGATATATTGCAGCTATCGGTATGTTGTAGGTATTGTCCGTAGGAAGGGAATCTTCACTAAGGTTAGACCCCAGGAATTCATAGTGGTCAAAGATATTCTTATCTACAGGATCACTCCAGCCCTCTCTTACACGGATATCAATAACAGCTCTTAACCTGTTGGCAGTTTCAGTCCCTACGATAGGATTTTTAAGATTGCTGTCCCGATAGACATCTGAATCAGAGCCTGTACCTGCAGAAACCTCCCTAAAATGAAGGCTTACGTACACTATATCAATACGATCATCTGAAGGTGTAGATATAGCTGGGATGTGTGACAAGGTCTTTGATTTGTCTACTTCAGTATGAAGATCAATATTATCTGTGGGGTACATTTGAAATTTATATTCAAGATCCCCTGTTAAGAAGGTGTAGAATCCCTTAGCATAAAGAACAGCCGGGTTATCTAAACTAACTCCTCCGGAAACTTTAAAGTTATTTTGCGTATCTGTAGCCTGTTTTACTCTAAAGGCTTCAGCGGTACTAAAAGTTCCAGAAAATTTATTGCTAGGGGAAGCTACGTCACCATAAACTCTCTGAATACCTCGACGCACTTGGTCCAAAAGACCAATACCCATGTTCCTAATCTCATCATCAAGTATGGGCTTGTTCTTTTGAGCCCATGTATAATAATAGCGGTTGTGTTCATCATATACGATCACATCAGAATATAAGCCATGTTTTCCTGACATTTTTTAGTCCTATCTAAAAAGATCTCATTCCGCGATTACCCATCCCAGAATATCGTGCTGATGGGCGGTTCAGTGTCGCCTTATTAAACTCTGACTTTCGTAACATACGAGCCATCCGTATATGTCCGATTGCAGCTGTATTTATTATGTTATGTGTAAACGATTTATCCCGATACTCATGTGCTAGATAGATCATACGAGCTAAGCTATCACTCAAATCGTCATGTTCACCCTCTCTTTGGGGGGCTTCAACCCTGATTATATATTTAGATTTTTGTTGTGCTTGTAAAGTCAGCAATTCAGCTACAAGTTCAGAGTCTGTTGACCGGATACCTTTAACATAAGTCTCGTTACCTTCCGGGAGTCTTAATGTTGAGGATAACAAACAACTAAGGAGCATCTGGTACACTGTTGAGTTGAGACTGTCATTGAAATGTCTCGCCTCAAACTGTTTAAAACCCATCTTATGCAGTTTGGGTTCCATAGTCATATCATAATACTGATCAAGCAGACCCTTTGCTATATAAAATTTACTTGTGAATGAAGCAATCCATTCCACCATCTCATCGGGCTCAAAATAGTTTTTACCTTCATCAGAGGCGTAGCGGACACCATGGTAGTCTACTTCAAGTTTATCTAACTTTACCCCATCTACCACATCTTGGACCCAGTGTCCAATAGTAATAGCGGTACCATCCTTCTTTAAACCTAAGTCAATGCCCATAAAATGTGGCACTCTATAAGTGCTACGTTCTTTTATTCTAAGGCCTGGTATAACATTTTTACGGACGATATCAGGATCATCTATCCATCCGAATAATTGATCACTGAACTGTGCCCCATACTCAGACTTAAAGGATATTGAATTCGCCTTATAAGTATTTTTAAGGAATTGAGTAGACATTTCCGGATCGATCTCCCATGTAGGAGCCTGCATCATAAACAGATCCTCATTATCATCCTCAAAAGCACGTTCATACTCACTATAAAACTTACCAGATTTTGGACCTGGAGAAGAAAGGCATATAATTTTACCGTCTGGTGTTCCATCAGGTTTCTTAAACTTTGCCACAGAAGGGGTTGCTGCTTTATAAATCGCCCCATCATTTCTATCTTTTGTACTAACTACATTAGTCGTCTTTTCATCTGCAAAAAAGAATGCCATCTCATCAAGTGCTACAACAATGTTACCAGGACCTCGAAGGCCCTTTGCACTACAAGGAGCTACACGTATCGTTATAGAGGCTAAACCCTTCGGACCGTATTTATCCAAATCACGCTGAGTGCGTAAATTAACATACTGCTGTGTGGGTTTACTTCTAAACTTCCTGAAAAACTCCGACCGCTCGATATGTCCTACTATTTTTGTAAAGAGCTCTGAGGCAGTCTCCTTACTGGTAGATATACAAGTGACTTTGATAGGGTCTTCTGGCATAATCTGATAGTATTCTTGCGGACAATACTTATTTAATAATTTGTAAACCTCATATGTTATTATACAAGATGTTATGGTACTTTTTCCGGCTCTTCTACCGCAAACCAAAACCATATTAGGACAAAGTTTTCCTGGTTCGTAGATTCTACCAAGACGCCCCTCATTAAACAGATACATCATGTATTCTTGTTCATTAAAGCGGTAAAGCTCTTTTTCATTGAACTGGTCGTTTATTATGATATCCCTTTTTGAAGAGTTATCTAATTCAAGACCATAGTACCCCTTAATGATGAAGCGCTGCGCCGGGTACAGCCCCGGAACATCAGAACTACACCCCATAGCAAGACCCCATGGAGCAGTAACGAACTCCATAATATCTTTATCTAAATAGTCCTTATTATCTATCTTTGATGTGATAACCTTGGAACAAAGCTCGGATAAACTCATTACTAGTCTTTCCCGTAATAAATACGTTCAGCATTTTTTTCAAAGTTATCAAAAGATTTGGCTAATTCAGTAAAGAAGATGTCTTCATATTGAACTGGAATATTTACTTTACCAAATGTCTTTTGGATAGTCTCGAGAAAGTATTTAAGCACCTTCTGGAAAGCTTCCCCATGAAAGTCAACTTTACCTGAGACATTGTCCTTCTTTAATCTTTCCTGTTCTATTATGGTTTCAACAAGATGTTTGAGTATCTTAATTCTCTTTAAGCTTGAGTCTGATAGGTCTTCACCCGTTCCCCAATGCTCATTTCTAAAAGCCTTTATGTAGGCGGCTTCCTCAGCTATCTCTTCCATGACAACTTTTAGGATAGTGCTGTTGGGCTTATTATCCCTAAGGACACCTAATAGCTTGTCATTTTCGGCGGGGTTAGCCATAGCCTTATTTAGAGGGCTACCGGGCATAAGATTTATGCCCATAACACCCGTAGAAACATTTCTCAAAACTGCAGAAGGAGTCGTTTCAGAGGGGGCGGTAAATACCTCCGTCTCTTCTTTTAAGATCTGCTTATTCAGCTCTCTCTCAGCTTCTTTTCGTACATCATCCATGAAACCGGTATCTACTTGAAGAATATCTTTAGGTGGGGGTGGAGCTGCTCCACGAGAAACAGTATCTTCATCCCCCAACAAAAAGTTCACGAGGTCATGTTCATGATCCACGAGGATTTCTTCTTCAAAAACATCAATAGGTTTTCTTTTTCCCATATCAAGTACTCCATAAGATCTTCTTATTTTATGTTATATTGGTCTGATAGCTTAAAACAAATGGCTATCAATACCCTCACTGCCCATTTCAACATCCATATCCCCTGAAGCTTTTTCCTGCATGTTATCCAGGGCTATATTCATACCAGAACCAAAAGGATCCGACATGTCATACTTCTGATTAAGGTCTTCTCGTTCCTCATCAGGATTATCCTTTAATAGGACTTTCTTTGTGACATCCTCTATAACATTCTCAGTTCCAGTAGCACACTTGATATCGAAGAAAGCCTTGTCGAGAGCCATTCCACCAAAAAAGTCAGTAGATTGTTTAATGCAACTTGAAGCACCCTTAAGGACACATTCAGTGCATTTCTCTGTAGGCTTAATTGAGGCAGTTCTACTGAGATCATATCTCTCAGAAGTACATTTCGATAAGCAATCAGCACTTACAGTAGGCATACTTGATAAGACCTTACGGATCATACCAACAGCTTCAGTAGTACCCATCATTGAAGCGACTCTATCTTCAATAAGATCGATCCCTACACCGGCTTCAATAGCTTTTACTACACCCTGCTTAATAACAACCTGGTCCATGGCTTTTTTAGTTACCACAGGAGCATAAGTCCCCTGCACACCACCAGTACGGACTTCTTTCTTATACTGTAAGGAGGCATCAAAGGCTTCCTTTATAATGTTCAAGCTGCTGTCCCCGGCGATAACTTTATTCAAAAGACCCTGAGAAGTGCTGGAAGCGATTCTATTACCCGACTGAAGATCCTTGATGTAGCTAAATGCTACCTTCTTATCAAGTTTACCATCTCTTGGAAGCTCAGAGCATCCCGTAGCGCTTGCAACCTTTGCAAGAGTTGTATCAAACTCATGGGAGCGGTACGACTGAACAACATAGAGCGGGTTGGTGCTGGCATTCTTAATTGCACATATAGCGTCTTCAGGAGTTTTATAATAGGAGACATCTACATAGATATTCCCAAGTATCCCTTGAAGTCCGGCTACTTTTGCGATCTCTTCAGCATACTTAGAGATGTCTGTTGAGGAAAACTTCTGACGAATGCTCTCTTTAAGAGCTTCCCCGGCTTTTCCCTTTAGTAATTGATCCTGCATGTATGCAAGAATGGGTCGTGCAGAAAAGAATCTATGTAAAGAGGCTTGTTTCTTCTGCTCTGAAGCATTTTTTTCCAGTTGAGCTGAAAAATCTTGTTGCATTTTTACAGGGTCAGCTGCAGCGGCATACTTGACTTCAGCAGGTTCCTGTTGCTCGGGTTGTTTTAAGAAAGCTTCTCGAAGATTATCTTTAGAGGTAATCGTATCAGAAGCATTTATCACCCCAGCGATACGGAGATGGCTGGTATACTCACTAAGAATATGGTCTGAGTAGTCCATGGCTTCCAGGGATCTCTTATTGAGTTCTTTGCAAAAACCGTTATGATGTGAAGAGCATACTTTGCGAGAAGGATTACCAACAACGTACTTAGCAGTCCGGATCCTGTTTTTACCCAATATCACTGCAGCTTCATGACAGCTATCAAATGGTGTGAGATCTATGTAAACATTGCCTAGGAGACCCTGCTCTGCAGCGAGTTTTACAAGTTCTTCTTTTGCAGCATAGATGAGTTCTGGCATGTACAAACTTGACAGTCTGTCTGCAAGCTGTTTCCCTGTTGAACCAAGCATCATTTCTTTCTTAGCCTGTTTCACTACACCAGCGATGTCTTCCTGAGAAGCTTTCTTAGCGTTTACGCCGCCCCTTATAGACGAGTTAGAGACAAGGCGGGTACTTTCCTGGTTAGTGTGCGTCCAAGCCTTTTGAAGCTGCGGGAGAGCTTCTACAGGGAACTCTGAAGGGATATTCTCCTTCGAAAGGACTAACCAATCCAAATCAGGTACCTGGGCTAAGCTCTTATCGGGTTCTATTGAATTTCCAATCGCATCCATGTTATTTATCTCCTTTTGATAGATTTGCCACAATTCTTTTACTAAGGACAGAAGCTACTTTATCCTTAACGTTCCCATTAATAAGGTCGCCATATCTCTTAAGGGCATCTACCTCAAAAGAGTTTACGACATCCTTAGGATCAATATCTTCCAAAGGAGGCTTAGCTTCTCCGGAAGGAAGTGCTGTATCAGCTCCGCCTTCTCCAGGTACTATCTCTTCGACTTCCTTTACTTCCTCTTCAACAATTTCATTCTCGTTCTTAACTTTCTTTTTCTCAACGTCACTCAAACCCCATTTGGGATTAGTGAGTTCATCAGCAAGGGTATCTGTGACATCTGATAAGTCTGTGATAGCACTGCTGATCTTTAGCTTCATATCCTTAAATGGCATAATAAAACCACGACCGCCCAGCATACCATCGGGGGTAATCTCAGAACCCCGAAGAATTGACAAGTCCTTCATAGCTGAGATCATTGTACCTAATGAGACATTGATATTGTGAAGAGCCTTCTTAAGGACATTGGCCTTTGACGGGTCATAATCAAAATTATCGATATGTCTTTTCAGTTCACCTTTATTACCAGTGTCCTTTTTACTCTCAGCAATCTTTGTTGCAGCTAATCGCGTGGTTAACCGGGTTCGTTCCATTTTATTTATCCTTTAATTGGTTCGCCAGAGTTATCAAAAAGTCTCTTTATCTGAACGTTTCCATCTTTATCAGAATCAATCGCCCATAAATCATGAGTACACTTGTGGATCAATTGGTTACTTCCGATACGGTCAAAGGAGAAAAGATCATCAAGGCTTGCAACCTTCATTCTGTTCTCATCAAGAAATGGATCGATACCATTCTCGGAAGCTACTGACACAATAGAAGCGGATTTTATTGTTTGTTGAAGATTTCTAAAAACACCATTAACAATACTGCTTTCATAACCACCACCCGCAAGTTTTAAGCTCACTGCTTTTACAGCCAATTCATATTTATCTGACATAGAAGCACTCCTGTTATCTATATTAAAACCCGGACATCTTTTATCATAAGTTTTAGGGAAATCTGCACACTGCGCCGGTTTAAAGTCCCACACAGAGCACTTGTTATCCTCAAGAAAGACGCACTCTTTAGTATCTGGCTTATTTATCAATACAACTTTAGCTTTATCCTTAGTTGTATAGTCTTCTACAAATTTTTCATGAGATAGAGACTTATGATTACTCAAAGTGTCTATATCTTTTTGGGTTAAAACTACAACGCCTTCCCATTTACAGCACGCACCGCACTTAACACACTCAAAATCTTTTCCATCTATAGTTCTCATAGTTAACTTCTAAATGGGTTGACGTTAAGCTCATCGGGATCAAAACCAATTGTATCTCTATTCTCATTTAATCCGTCAGGTGTGGTGCTATCATTCATAGGTTCCCCCTGAACATTTTCAAAGGGACTCCCAAAATTTGTCTCAGTTACGGGCTTGGTATCTTTATCATTCCAGTCAACGGGGTCAGGTCTCTCCCCTTGTCGACGGATATCCTCTTCGTTTTTGCATCTGTCTTTTTTATCGAGATCATTATATAAACTGGGGGTACCATCACCAATCTCACTGCTATCCTCTTCAGGCTCAGTCTGCTGCTGATAATATGGGATATTCATGTAGGGGGAATCACCGGAGTAATTCTCATCAACCATCATGGCTAGTTTTTTTATACGATCGGAGAGGCTAACAAGCATACCATACCCACCCAAGGATAACATTACTGATAAAAGTAAAACCTATGTGAGGGTATAGTATTAGGAGATTATTAAAATATTAGCAGATCTTACTTATTCTTACTTTGTATCCGCGATCAAAGTGGGGAAGGACTACTTCATGCATCATGTACAAATTATCCCGGACGTATATAAGTAACTTCGAGCAAACAGCTAGGTCACCATTTCCTCTTTTATGCTTTTTTAGGCGTTCAATAAAACGTTCAAACTTATGCCGTATTTTAACCTGAGTCATCTTACCACCGTCTTTAAGGCGGTATTTAGCATTGAGCAACTCTGCAGTCTTTGACTGACACGTAGTTTCAATCATGGTAGTAATCAGGCTTATCTCAAATTCGCTAAAGTGGGGCTTTAGCACCACTTCAATAGCTTCATTGAGCTTTGGCATGTCTCTAAGAAATCGAAGTCTCTTACCAGCACGGGACAGCCTGTGGGAGATCGCCCCTTGAGTGACAGAAAATATCTCAGCGATCTCTTTCTGCTTTTTATCCATATAGTAATAGAGATTGATAAGATCACGTTCTTTACTGGGCAATCTATCCAGAAAAGGGATAAAATCATCGTATGATAGGTTATTCTCTTCCTGATCATAAAAGAAGTTTTTCTCATCCGAGAATCTATTCTCAAGCTCTGTCGGATCCATGCTTTTATACATAATCTTATTCATAAGGCCTCCTATATATTTAGTCAAAAAGGGAAAATGACTCTACCTTAACCGCAGCTCTTGGGTCAGAATACCGAATATTTAGAGATGAGGAGAAAATATCAATGATATTGTCTGGATTGATCGATCTTATTTCGTACTTACCGAATAATTCTGAAATGTTCTTTTTATCAAAAGAGCTACTATCACAAACTATCGAATCGAGACTTCTATTAAGTTCTGTGATTTTAAAGTTGGTCGCCACCCTCTCCTTACCCTCTATCATAGAGCCTAATTGGAATTCTGTGAGTTTAACTTCAAGGAGGTTGTCATACACACCCTTAACTGTTTCGAAGCTATTTACAAGATTTGCTAAAATTTTTCGGGGAACACGACTTACACCCGTAATATTATCACCGGGATCTCCATCAAAACTTCTATAGCAAGCCAATTTCTCTGGAGGTACCCCAAACTGTTCCTTTACCGCTTGTTCATCATAAAATTTTTCAGGATTGAGACCAACCTTGGGCTTAAAAACAATAATTTTACCGTTCTTAACTAATTGTAGTAAATCCTTATCATTGGAATACAGCATGACAGTCCCATCTTCTGCACTGTACTTCACTGCTAAGGAAGCTAGAACATCATCAGCCTCTTGCCCTTCCATAAAATACTGGTCTACACCAGCATTCCTAAGGAAAGCCTGAATATCGGGTATCTGGCCCATCACAGTCTCTGAAAGGCTTGTCCTACCTGCTTTATAGTCTGATTGTAAGGCTTTCTTGAACTCAGGCTTCCTATCCCATACTACCTCTATTTTGTATCCACGGTACTTCTTTTTAAGAGCAAAGATAGTTCTTATAAACCCGTAAAACATTCCTGAGTAAAGGCCTGCGCCAGTCTTTAACTCAAAGTTTGCATTGTGGGCACGATGTACCAAGTTTAGAGCGTCTATAAGGAAGTAATTCATATTTTATCTCTATTTTATAGTGAGGTTAATAAAACTTATGGGGGCTTCGATTATCCTGGTAGAATACTGAAATCTAACTATGGCTATTAGATTTTTTCTATCTACGGATAATACTTCACCTTCAAGGTTACTGAAGGTGCCAATTTTAGGTATAACTATTTGTTTCTTCTTGGGAATTCGTTCTCTGAGCTTTAGCTTTAATTCCTGCTTAAGTTCATTGATCTTCACACCAAGTATTTTTACAACTTCCCGTTTTTTCTTCATAGGACCCTTAATGTGTTCACTATGATAAGAATCAGGGTACCTGAGGATATGGTCTGTGGCTCGGACAAAAAAGTATCCCTCAAATAAAATTAGAGAGACCACTTTATCTTTGATCTGTTCCTTATAAAAGGGTACAAAATACTCCGTATCAGGCCCAAACATCACACCAATGCGATGCTCAATAGCCTCAGAGTGTTCATCAAAGGACACGTCTTCGACGAGTTCCATAATAACCCAGAAAGATTTCGGATCTACTTTTTTATTCGTATAACCCACAGAATTTTTTGATATTATTAATTCTGTTGAAGGTTGTTCTTCTTTTACATTAGTACTTTTTTCTTTTTTCTGTTGAGAAACTTTCTTGGATTTTTTTAAACTAAATCCTGTCAGGCTCAATGTTACCACCGATTATCTGAGTAAATTGCTCTTTTGAAAGCTTACTCTTTTTAAGTTGATCAGGCACAACTGACGATGTATCCGGTCCCCAAACTTTAGAAACCGTCTCCGTCACTTTCTCATTTTTTTCAGACTGAAGCTTACGTAATTTTATACCACGCATCTTATCGTCTTTTTCCCATGGTTGGAGAGTTTTATCATCTAAGATTTCTCTACCTTCATCCTGGTTTTTTGTGCTCTTTTTTACCTGATTAACTTCTTCCGGAACATCAAACGCCTTAAACTTAAAGCCCCCCTTCAAGAACTTATAGTGGAGTATTAACAGATCGGACTGAAACATTGTCACATCATTCAATCTATTTTTATTTAGAATATAATCGAGCATCTCAAATAGAACATTCCCGAAACCATGCCTCAAGGATTGTACTATACTGTTATAATTGGCGCTTTCAAAAACAATCCCACTTAAGCTTTTTAATGAATCATTCAACAGTCTGAGAATTGATTCATAAATTTGTCTGACATCCATACTACTAATAAGTTTGTCTGCTATTTTTATTGCAGCGCTTAAGTCGGTGGGGAGGGCAAGTAACATAGAAGCTATCTCAGCATCATATAAGGCAACAACCGATTTTACATTTTCTACGTTGATTTCCCCTAACATAGAAACTTGACGTATTTTATTTTCGGCATCCCTAAAATGCATCCCCACAGCCCGGGTTATGATATAGAGTGCCTCTTTATTGTACGCAAGATTTTTTAATTCACAAATTTTTATAAGTTTTTGGATAATATCTTTCTCAGATGGCTCTGAGAGTCTGAAGTCACAACACCGGGATCGGATGGTGTTTGGCATTTTATCAACTTCTGTTGTACAGAATATCAGGATTATGTTTGGATCACCTGCCTCAAGCTGTAGTAGCAGTGCGTCTTTGCCGTCTTTAGTAATATTCTGGGCTTCATCGAAAAGAATAATTTTCTTCCCAGCAATGCTCTCATATTTTAAAAGTTCTTTTATCTCTTGTATTCTATCTTTAGTTCCATTATTAGCAGCATCTATCTCAAGGTATCCGGTGTGTCTGTTTTCGAGGAAAGCCTGGCAAGATTCACAAGTGTTGCAGGGGGACATATCAGGTTGACGGTTTTTACATAAGATACTTCTGGCAAAAAGTCTACTAATGGTAGTCTTACCGGAAGAGTATGGACCAACAAATAGGTACCCGGCATCATACACATCTGCCATAAGATTACCTACTAGGATTCTTTTAGTAATTGGCAGACCAAGGACATCTTCAAATGTTAGAGGCCGAAATTCTGTTCCAAACATGCTTTTTACCGATCCTTTTTTTGTACTAAAACATACTAAAATGAATTTAGCACTAATTTATCTTTAAGATAATTCCTAAAGATAGGTGAATCTCCCAATGCGCGAAGAAAAATTCCTCGCGCTCCATTTATATCT